AGCCGATTACAGAGCCTGCGGTAACCGAACCGACTGCACCAGCCACAGCAGCCGATAGGCCGATAGACGATGCAATCGCAGGGGCAGCAAACGGAATGGCAATCGCAGCGACCACACCGATCACTGTTTTAAGACCACCGCGCCCGCCACCGTGTAGCGTAACTTGTTTGCCGCCAATAGCGCGGGCAATAGGATTCAGGCGATGACCGCCTACTCCACCAAATGCTTCTTCAGGAAGATCAGGTACACCCATTGCCAACAGTTGTTTGTTGGTGGGCATCCGGACAAAAGTCGTTGCGCTCATTTCATAGCCTCCGTTAAGTCGAGTCGCATGTGTGTATACACAGGCTTAAAACCATAGCGAGAAATCACCCGCTCCATTGCTGGGGATACCCATCCCTCAATGTAACGGACACTGTTCATATACGCCCAACCACAAAGCATCTTCCAATACTTCTCATGGAGAGCGTCTAAATCATTACCACCAAGAGCCACAATGTTCATGGCTTTCATTTGGGGGTACGGAACAACCTCAAGTACAAGAGCCAACTTCACAGACTTCGTGATGGTCTTGTCGCACTTCACAACAAACACATACATTCTGCCCTGCATTGCCGCTTGGTGAATATCTTCAATAGTCAACTCACCGTGCATTGCTCGCTTGACGCAGCGTTCTAGCAAGGGCTTAGCCGCAGGCCAGTACATGTCGAAGTTCTCCTTAGTGCTAAGGAGCAGTGGCTCGAAGTCGTCAAGAGGAATGGGGTCAAACCCCGGTGTTTGTGTCATACGTATTTCTTCAGAAGGTTGTCAAAAAACTCACGGCCCTTTGCATCCACAATCTTTTTGGGAATCACATACTCGCCGGGAGAAACATTGATCGCCACATCATCACGCTTACCAGAACCATCACGGGTAGGCGACATATTGCGCGGAACATAACCACCACCTGCCATATTCATAACAGGCTGTTGTTGACCACCCATTGGCATTGCACCCATACCACCTGCTTCACGGGCAGAGCGAACAGCCAACAGGATCACAAAGATCAAACCTTGGTCGTACTGAGGCGACAAGTCTTGCTCAGTAGCCATACCTTGCTGGATAGCAAACTGACGGATGTACTGATACATGTCTGGATTTTGCAGGGCAGTCATTGCCATCTGCTCAGCCATGTTGAGTTCTTCCATCGTGATCTCACCAGACTGCAAACCTGCTTGAATGGCTTGCGCGATTTGTTGAACCTGTTGTGGGTTCTGCCGCATGAAGTCATTCAGTTGCATTTCCAACTGGCGAGCATCCATCGGTTTGCCTTGCTGCATACCCTGAGGCATAACAGGCATACCGTTCTCACCAACCATACCGCCTTCTGCATAAGTAGGCTGGAGACGGAAGTCAAGAACAGGTGCTTGTGGATTACTAGCCACCGTGCCAGTTTGTGCCAGTGCATTGTTCTGCTGAATTGCAGGCTCATTGACCATCACCTGTGGAGATGTTGTACCAAGTAAACCTTGCAACGATGCAGGCAGGTCAAGCGAAGGTGGGGGTGCGGGCAGTTCCGCAGACATCAGTGGAGCCTGAGGCGCCATAACAGGATCAGCAGGAGTGCTGAGGTTGACAGCCGTTGGGCCTTGTACAGTGGGCAGTCCCGACTGCGGAACAGAGGTCGGCGCAGGGGCTTGCATGTTTAGAATTTCAGTAACTGGGTTACGCGAAGCAGCCATGATTTATCCTTTCAACTGGGAGATGAGCGTATTGAGAGTTGACCTCAAAGCCGCGACATCGTTAGCCAATAGTTGTACATCGTTAATCAACTTTGCAAACTCGTCTACTGACGCTACATTTACCCCGCTAACAGTATACCCCGTAGGCGACGCTGACACACGAGAAAATGTTGGGTTTGCAACCGATGAAACTCGCAGCCCACCTTTGACGACTGCCTGACTTGCCCTGTCTGCCTCACCCCGAATACCAGCAAGCAACTCAACATTTTCTTTGAGTGCGTTCATTACCTGAGATTGCCATTCGGTAACATTACCTGTTGGTATAGAAGGGATGGCAGTAAAGCGAGCCATTATGCAGTCCTCAATCCGTAAGGGGTTTCACCAATATGGATGGCTCGGACACGAGCCGAACCGGATACCCCAACTTCAAAGGTATCCGAGCGGTAACCACTGGGCAGGCGGAACACATCGGAGGTAGACACCGTGCCTTGGAATACCAATTCTTTGTTGACCCACAACCGGAAGGTAATGGGCAGCACACCGGGGATCGGCAACACTGACCGCATGAAGTTATCCCCGTTAATCACGGTGGAGTTCAGCGTGCCAAAGTTGGCAATCCGATTCCCTTGTGCATCTAAGCGGTCATAAGGGCCATTCAAGTCGCCCAAGCCTTTAAGGCAGATAACCGTACCCGTCGTATCAGCAGTCGTGCCGACAGAAGAACCTACGGATGCGTAGGTAAAGGTCGTCGGCCCCGTCACGGTTATGACAACTTGTTGTGCGTTGAATGTCGATGCTGTGCCGCCCGTGAAACCAGTGATGTCAATCCTTGACCCAGTGACCAAGTTATGCGGCACTGCGGTAGTGATAGTTGCCACATTGGACGCACGGGCATAAGACGCCGTTTGTGTCGGGGTGGAGTAATCCAGCCAGACTTGGGCGTTGAACGCCGGAACCCCAGCGTTGTAGGCGGCAATAGCCTCAGCCTCCTCATCAGGAGTCTGGAAGTCGGCAATCACACGGGCTGCACCAAGGTTCAGAAAGTCCTTGGTCACAATCACTTTGGACTTCCACTCCATTGCAGATAGAGGCTGACCGCGCTGATCCCAGCGTAACAGGTTGCCAAGGTTGTCAGCGATATAGTAGAAGTCGTTGGTCTGCGGGTCGTACCACGCAGTGGAGAAGTTGTAGTTGATCCGAACGAAGTAGCCGCCGACACGCTCATCACGCTCAAAGATAAAGGCAGTTGTTCCGTTAGATCCAAAGTACTTGCCGTTGTAGAACCGCCCAACCAGTTTCGTCAAATCGAAGTCAACCCCCCAAGTATCCCAATCGTGAACATACTTGGTAATCAGGTCAGCACCAGCCGATGGGTTGTAAACCGCCAAGCCACCAAAGGTGGCATACACCACGCCGAAGCCCATGTTGACCACTGAGCGTTTGGAGACGCAGGGGTAGAGGGTGTCGATGCGGGCAAACGCCATAGTCGCTGGGTTGTTACCCGAGACTTGGAACGGGTACTCTTTGGTCAGCACCAGAATGTAACCAGCCACCGCAGCAATCGCCACGATGTCGTACTCGAAAGTCAGAACATACTCAGGAGGCCAAGCATGTGGGAATCCGGGCTCGGAGAAGAACAACTGGTTGCCATCAAAGCCGCAAAGGATGTTGTTCTGAACCAAAGTCAGACCTTTAAGAGTTGCTGGCGGTGAGTCGAAGTTGTCCGTATCGAGAATGTCAAACAGCGTGCGAGAGTCAAAGTCATCCGTAAACCCGAACGACCCATCCCCCCAATACCGAGCGGGCTTATCAATCGTCTCAGCCACATCATGGTAGAGCATACCTGCTGTTTCATCTTTTTCCGCTACATCGGCAGCGGTCTGGTTGTACTCAAAGGTGTAAGCGTCAATGACATCTTCAACAATACCGTCTGTAATGTTAAAGGTCGTGTCTGTACAACCACTGATCTTGAACCGATCATCAACCCCAAGGTTGTGTGGAAACTCCAGCGTAACGCGGGACACATTACCTGAGCGGCTAACCCTAGCCAGTTTGGTGGGAAACCACAAGGTGGCAAGGCGGAAGTACTCTGTTCCTGACGGAGAAGCCAGCGTACGGTACAGCCGCACACCACGAATGAAGTTATCCCCAGCAGGCTTGGCTGTCGGTAGATTGGTCACTGTGACCAACTGGCCTTCCTTGATGTATAGGTTTTCGGATGGCTCAGACGCAACCGATTCTTCTTCCCACGGGGTGTACCAAGTGTAAACATAGGAACGCGGCACGGTATTACCAGCCAGCGATACCCGCCCGTTAGAGTCTGGGGTCGTACTGACTGTTTCGCCGGGAGAGAAGTAGGTGAAAGTCGTATCGTTAATGACCGTGACTTCAGCGTTGGTCGCGTTAAAAGTAGCCACGGTGTTAGTCGCCGCAGGGAAACCTGTGATCGACACGATGTTGCCAGTACGCAAGCCGTGGGCTGTCGAAGTCACAATCGTGGCAATGTTGCCCGTATCTCGCGCCCGTGAGGTTGTGGTTTTCTGTGTGAACGAGGTTGCAACCGTAGTCACCTTGGTTTCAGGCAACGGCAGACCAAGTTCGTAAAAGTTATTGGGGTAAGGTACACCTGTGGCAGTAGCCAGTGCATAGTTGCTGACCTTAGGTACACCATCGCCCGTGTAGTAGAACCGCTGCTCGCCATCTTCCGATGCGGTAGCAGTCACGATGTCAACATCGTTCGCCCACGAAAGCCATACCAACTCGCCCGTGTCAGGATCACGCAGGGCATAGATTGTCTTGATCTCACCAACACGGTTCACATTACCCGCGTTACTTGGCAGACGGTAGGGAATCAAGTCACCTGAATATAACTTGACATTAAATGCAGTCTGAGCAGCAGCATCCGGCAGCAACTCCGGGCTGGTCTTTGGTGCTTCTCCGAGAAACTTGACTATCTTTACGGCTGCCATGATTACACCAATTCAAAGTGGGGGGCGTCGATAAACGGCCTACGCCCTTGCCTGCGGCGCTCATCAATATAAAAATTCATTGCTGCTTCCATACTGCCATCCCACTTGCGGATGTCAGGAATGTTCCAAGCAGCACCCCAACGCACAGCAACATCTTGTTCTATTGCTGCTTGCTTTACGGCGTCAGCGATGTTGTCGTACACATTGAGTTCCCACGAAACCTGTCCGTCGATGTAAGCCACGAGGTCAACGGCATCCCCAGTTAGATGCTTGGAGTCCATCGTCTGGCTCTTGCCAGTCTCCACATACCTGCGTTGTGTTTCAAGGGTGCGCAGCCCTTCCGTCACCCCGAAGTCCGCGGTGGTGATCTCAATAGCCCGCTTAACGACTGCAACCAACTGAGGCTTGACACCTGCCAGTCGGTCTAGGCTACGCTGAGACAAACGGAAATTCATTTAGGCCATGCTCCTTTTAGCGTTCTGGAATCAAGGGCGTGTCCGTCAGCCGTTTTTGCCAGTCCTTCAATTTCACTGACACACTCTCCGAATACGGCTGAGAGGGTTGTGGTGTAGTTACGGAGGGAGGCGACGGTAGCGGTGGACACACGGTCGGCGGTGGCAATTTGGTCGCGCAACCGCTGAGCATCAGCGCGAGCAGTAGAAGCAGCGGCAGCATTACGCTGAGCGATACGGTTTGCTTCATTAAGAGCCTCCTGTTTCTGTTTCTCCATCGCGGTATACCGAGCAAGAGCATCCGCATTTGCTTTGGCGAGTTGTGTCGCATGGTCAGCAACCATCCTGTCGATCTTGGCGTTCAGCCTCCACCCGTTGGCTGTCCACCCTGCGATACCTGCGATCAGGGCTGCGGTCAAACTCACGATAAGGGTTAGTTTCATGCCGGGCATCATTTGTCCATTTATCGTCTACGGTTGCAAACCCAATATACGCGCCCACCACAGCACCCACGAAAATATAGAACGGGCCAGCGACGCTTCCAAGTTCAGCAGAGTCTGTGAATAGGAGGAGTAAAGGGAATCCCAAGCCTGCAACCAATGAGGCCCAAGCCATGCGTCTCCGATTTTTCCACCTGTCCACATGGTTCACTCTTTATCCTCTTTGCTGTCGATCTTTTGAAAGATCATGTTCAGCGTATTGTTGACCTGCTTAAAGCCGTCCTTCATGTCTTGCTTTAACTCATCCATGTCTTTTTGGACATGAGTCATTGCGTCTTTGAAGTCATCACGCCGCACAAAGTCTTGGTGCATTTTGGAGTCCATAGTCTTGATGTCCTGTTTCAAGTCTTGAATGGCGTCCCAGATAACCTTCAATAGCCAGCCCCCGAAAAAGCCAGCAACACCGACCGCCCAATTGAAAATCACCTGATCCATAATGCGCCTTTCTCACGGTGTGGTTACTTCTTGGTTTTCTTCATGCACTTGCCAGCGGCTTTGCACTTAGCGGGGCTAGGACAGCCAGCGCAAGGCTTAAATACCGGGCCACCCTTGGCGTATCCCATCGGCTTAGCAGCAGACTTCTTCGTAGTGGGTTTCTTGCTCATCATGATGCGGCTCCTTTGAGGACGATAGTTACGATAATGCCTGCCATACCAACTATCAAAGTACCAGCAGACCCAATCAAAATCATTTCAAGACGGTCAAGCCGCTTGAGTAATGTTCCATATCGCTCAGCACCGATGACCTCAAGGGCCACCAAACGAGCGTCAAGTTCCTTGACCGTTGGCATTGTTTGCCTCCCGCACTGCTTGGGTTTGGTCAATCACTGCTGGGAAATCTTCCTCCTCAGGCAGTTCTGGTTCAATAACTAGGATTCCCTCAGGCGGCACTTCCTCACAACGGGCTAATGCACCGTTGGGGAATAACACAAGAGGGCGGCGTATCACGGCAGTCCTCTCACAAATGTCTGTGCTGCTTCGGATGACATAGTGTTGCCATCAGCGTCTTGCAGTTCTGCGCCAGCCACCAAGTCTGCTTTTAGTTGTGGATACTCAGCGGAGCAAGTCAGGCGGCATAGGCCATCGTCATCAATACGGGCAAAGATTTGTTGTTCGCCGTTAACTAAAGGAAGCATTTTATAAATCATAGTTCTGCACTCCATCCAAGGTATGCGCCTGCTCCATTAGTTGCATCTGTTCGGGCTAAAGCGCCAGTATTAGCAGTAAGACCAGAAGCAACATTAAATGAAAATCCTATTGTGTTTTGAGAAGCACTATTAAATGCTGGAACAACATTACAAGTAAAATTAGATGTAGTATTATTTACAGCGTATTGATTTGCTGTTCCGCTAGTTTCCAAAGCCGTTGGTGCAATTCGCATTTGAACAGGTAAGTTAATAACATATCTTGAAGAAGTGGTTGTTGAACAATAACCAGAAGCAAGGTGAATGTTAGTTGCTTGTGGAAATATTTTTTGATAATACCGCTGACACAACGCCAACTCAGTACCATACGGTCTACGCTCAAACGGGGTGGCAACAGAGCCTACTTCAAGTTGTACACCGGTTATATACCAAGTGGCGTTGAGAGTGCCGATGACTGAAGTTGCGCCTGTGGCTGAAATATATGTAGAACCGGCCCATGCGCTAGCGGTACCACTATAGGTAGAGCCAACACCAAGACCAAAGAATAAACGCATCCCTGTTCCAGTTGTTGTTAACCACGTTCCAGAAGTGTCACCAGAAATAGTGATGGTTTTTTGTTCCCATGTGTCTGCAGATGAAATTGTGTAGGTAAATGGATATGAGCGGTTATGGGCTGAGTTTGCTACTACACCACCAAATGTTCCAGTAAGGCTAGAGCGCACCCAAAATGAAAGAGTTACTGTTTTAGCATTAGCAGTTCCCCAACCTAAATCAGATAAATTTGTACCTTCAATTTTTTGAATTACGGCAGCATACTGTGTAGCGCCTAAACTTGTATCAGCAGTGGTGGTTGTAATGACCAATGAGTTGACAAAACCCGCTGGTGCTGTGGTACTTTGTTGACCTGTCATCACTCCATCGGTATCTTCATCGCATTGAAAACGATCAACTGGAAAAACACCTGAACTGCTCAAAGTAACACTCGCCCCGTTATTCCTCTGGTCAATCCTCATGTCACCGTTGATGATGCGGTTGCGGAAGTTCACACCTGTATCGACATACGAAGTCAGCACAGGGCTGGCTGCTTGCTTGGTAGCGAGCGAAGCGGTTACGTCATCTGCGTTGGCCTTCTCATTAAACAGCGCAGCCGTGGGGCGTAACTCAAACCTGTCATTCGTGCTGTATGCACGGGCTGTGGTGTTGTCCTGCGCACGCACTACAGTCATTGTGTCCGTGCTGCGTGCCGTGACCTTCACAATCTCAAGGTTGTTCGATGTGTCGATCAGTGTGGCGTAGAAATAGTCACCAGCACCGAGCGTTGGGAAACGCGCACCTTCGCCTGAGTTAAGGACAATAGTAGTTGAACTGCTGGTGATACCAGCGTTCAGCGTACCAAATGCGTTGTTGGTGACTTTTAATCCCATGACTTACTCCTGACTCGGTTCGTCTGCAGGCAGCGGGGTGCTAGACATTGTTGAAATCTTCCTTGCTGAAACCAAAACGCTCAATCGTAGACAAATCTTCCACTTCTTCCCAAATCGGTTCAAGTATTGCGCCTTCATAGCCAGGCTGACCGTATCCTTCTGGGTAAACCTGAACGTCTTGCTTTCTTGTCATCGAGCCTTTGAGCGACTGCATAAAGTCTGCGTGTTCAGGAGTTCCTGCAATTGCGTCAAGGTCGGCCCGAGTGTTGATTATTGTTTTTAATGGTCTCATGGTTATCCCTTAATCAAGTAACAGGTGGTCACAGACGAAGCGCGACCCGAAGCTGCTGACCGAGACCGACGCAGCGTTGGGCCAGTACGAGCAACGAGAACCGGCGTCCGACCCGCTGACCCAGTTGCCGCCAAAGAGCGCCGCATTGGGGGCGTTGTATTCAGAACCCCTGCCTTCGGTATTGGCGTTCCAGCTTGCGGCTGCGAACGGGCCGCCACGGTCAGCTGCCCAAGAATAAAGCACACCTGACGACTGAATGACACCCCACTTGGAAGTGTAAGCGGCGTTCAGAACAGTCGATACTTGGTCTGATCCAACACTTGATGCCTCGGTGGTTCCATAAGCCAGAGCCATGAATTCACGCTGAGTCGGCAAGCGTTTGCCAAAAGCACAGGCGTGTTCACAGGCTTCAAACCAAGTATAAGAGCCATAAGTCGTTGAGCCGTTGCCGCCGAATTTTGCGGAAATCTTTGGCGGGCTAGACCAATCAGCCATCGTCACGTTGTACTTTGACGAGCCGTTTGTTATTGCATCCACACCAGTCAGATAAATGTCCGACCAGAAACCGTCTGCCACTAGCGTCATGCCCCGTGGGTCTGGGCAGGCAGGGCGAAACTTCAAATCCCAGAATGAATACTCGTTAATCTGCGCTGTCGTGTTGCCGCCGCTAGTTCCGGATGCGTTACCGCCGGGGGCGTAGTGAAAGCCGCCAACTTTGCGAGCGTTGGTTGTGGGTGGCGACGTATGGTTGCTAGTTGCTTCCAGAGTTCCATCGGTCTTGGCCCAAATAGCGTAGTCGGTGCCGGTTGTGGCAGAGCCGGGCATGGTTACCGCGGTAGAAGACGCAATTGTTTTTACTGCGCCATTAACTTCTATATATAAAGTAGTTGCTGTCGAAACAGTAAACGCGCCGGTTTTAGACCATGCAACAATTGTTGGGTCTGCCTTGCGGAACAGGCCGTAGTTAATTGGAGGAATAGCCGTAGCATCTAAAAACGTCTGCGCTGTGATACGAATCTCAATGCGATCACCTGTGCTATACGCACGAGCAGATGTACCTTCTTGCGCACGGACAACTGTTAGTACATCCGTACTGCGAGCCGTACACTTAACAATCTCCAAGTTGTTGGAGATGTCGATCAGCGTTGCGTAAAAGTAGTCGCCCGCGCCCAGAGTTGGGAAACGAGCGCCCTGCCCAGTAGTCAGCGTAATGCTCGTAGCCGAACTGTTAATACCAGCAGCGAGAGTTGCAAACGCATTGTTAGAGACTTTGATGCCCATTATGCGTACCTCCAGTACTGCCCGTTCTTAATCCGTTGAATTGATTTGCGAGACACACCATACTCCTCTGCTATCAAGTGTAGCGGCTTATATTCCTCAGCCAAAATGCGTTTGATCTCTTTGACCTGCTCGGGCGTTAGCGCTTTACCTGCACGCAACTTACGAGCCATATCGTCAAGATTGTCTGCGTCAGTGCCAAGGAACAGATGGTCAGGATTTACGCAAGACGGGTTATCACAAGTGTGACATACATGAAGCCCAGTAGGGTCGCCTTTCATAAGTTCATATGCAACACGATGTGCCTGCCGAGTTTTCCCAAGAAAATTGAACTTACCGTAGCCGAGTGGGGACTTAGCCCCCATCCATAGCCAGCAACCATCCTGCTTCTGGACATAGTGCCAGAAACGTTGGTCAACCGTTAGGTTCATAGTTTCCTTGGGCCTAGACATATTATGAAACCGTGACAGTCCAAGTAATACCGAGTGTGTCAGCAGCGCCCTTGTTGATAACTGAGAACACAGTACGGCAAAGCAGCGTGCCAGATGAAGAATCGTTCAAAATGCCTGCTTCAGTGATTGCACCAGTACCTGTACCTGCGGGGAAGGTTGCTACATAAGCGATAGCATTATTGGTACGGACATTAGAAGTCAGCGCCACGCGGCCTACTTCAGTTACCAGTGCAGTTTGCCCAACAGCCGCAGCAGTCGTACCAGTACCAATAGCCATATGCGACATGATGTTGTCAGTAACACCAATCATGCGCGAAGCAATGAAGTTTTTACCGACGGTCACAACGAGGTTAGGAACCTCGCGCTCGTCCTTAATGTTGCCCTGTGCGTCAGCAAGAACAATCTTGAGCGCACCAGTCAAAATAACAGAGTCTTGAAGCATGATTTACTCCTTAGTTAAGTTGGTTTCCATTGAGTGTGTACCCTGCAAAGGTGTACTCCGACTCCGTGCGGATATTGTAAACAATACCAGCATTGGGGTCAGTTGTCAGTACAAACTCACCGTTCACAAGCGGTTGGTGAACTAGGTGGCTGTTGAGTGTACCCGGCACAGGGAAGTATGTGAACTTGTCGTCCGAGGTAAACGCGAAGTCGTAGAGCGGAGATGTCTGCCCTAAAATTAACTCCAGCGTAATGTTATCGTCAATTGTTGCGCTATCTGTTAGCGCAAGACCAACTACAAATACAGGCGCGGCATCTGTCGCGGTAACTGCATCAGTCTGAACTTCGCTGACATTAAGCGCAACAGTATCAGCAACGGCTACAGAGTCAGTCAAGTCTGGTTTGGTTACTACGAACGCCGTGATTTCATCGGCGGTTGCAGCAGAGTCAACAGCAACATCTGTACTGAAGGCGGAAATCGCATCGTCAACTGTGACTGAATCAGTTAGGGTTTTCCCTACCGTAAAGTCGTTGATTTCATCAGTCGCGGCTACGGTATCAGCCTCACCTTTACTGATGTCAAACGAGTTGACTGCATCGGCTACCGTCACGGCATCAGTATCTACCCTGTCAACCGCCAATGCTGTTGCATCATCAACAGTCACCGCATCGCTATCGACACGGGCTACATCGAGCGCAGTGGCATCATCAACAGTCACCGCATCGCTATCGACACGGGCTACATCGAGCGCAGTGGCATCATCAGCCGTAACCGCGTCTGTCTCAACCTTAGCGACATCAAGTGCCGTGGTGTCAGCCACAGTTACAGCATCAGTTTCACTCTTACCCGGTGCAAGAACTGCGGTATCCGCAACAGTTACCGCATCTGTTTCGACTTTACCCGGTGCAAGAACTGCGGTATCCGCAACAGTTACCGCATCTGTTTCGACTTTACCCGGTGCGAGTGTCGCAGTATCTGCAACAGTAACCGCATCTGTAAGGTCAGGCTTGGTCACCTCAAACGCCGTGATGGAATCCACCGCAGCAGTTGTATCCAGCACAATACCCGCATCAAACGCCGAGATTGTTTCGGTAACTGTTACTGAGTCGGTTAGTACTTTTCCAACGGTGAACTCGTTGATCTCGTCTGCCCCCGTTACGGAGTCAGTCTCGACCTTAGCGACATTAAGTGTCGTGGTGTCAGCCACCGTGACAGCATCAGTTTCACTCTTACCCGGTGCAAGAGCGGTTGCATCAGCCATCGTGACAGCATCCGTCGCCGTTTTACCCGGTTCAAGAGCCGCTGCATCAGACAATGTAAAGTCGTCAGACAGGACTTTTTCGACAGTCAGAGCAACATCTTCTGTGACAGTTGCAACCTCAATCAGGACTGTCCCAATATCGAAGTTAATTAGGTCGTCAGTAATGCTCGCCGTATCCGCCAATAGTTTTGACGGGATGATGGATACCGCGCTGACAAAGGCGCGGGACTGGTAATTTTCAGTAACTACAATCTCGGGGGCGCGAACAGACGCACTTACTGTTGCTGCCGCAACAAGGGCAGACAGTGAAGTGACAACCTGAGCGGCAACCCGGATATTAGCCATCAGTCAAAGTTCTCCCGCACACGGAAAGCCAAGAGGTCATAGACCGTCTCAGTCTGCCCGTCATAGTCAATAACGATCTCACCTTCGTAGGCTCCTGCCGGAACATCTAGCACGCCACCTACAAAGTTGAAAATAACTTTACCATCAGCACCCGTTGTCAACTTGTTGCAAGGAATAGTAACGGGGGTGTTAGTCGTGCCAGCCTCACGAAACTTCAGAACCACAGTCGTTGTGGCGGCAGACAGGTCAACAGGCGAGTTCGTAATGTCATCCGTAAGCGTTAGGATGATGAATGGTCGCTCGTCGCCTTTGACTAATCGGATGACATCTACTGACATAGTGACCTCACGCTAAGGGGCGCATCTGAACCGTCATCGACGCTCTCGCGTTACCGATGTTGGCTCTGGCTCTGCGCTCAGATGTTTTGGCAATATACTGCTTGGCGTGATACGCGGCTAGTTCCCGGTCACTCCAGTTCTTGTTAGGCATCACCAGCAAATGCTGCAATGCACCGTGCATGATGACATTCTCAAGATCATCAAACACGGTTTTGTCCATCCCCGTTGAGTCCCGTAGCGGCTTGAGAGCCACGATCATGCGCAAGTCGTAAGGCTCAGCGCTGTCAGGAAGCGGTGCAACAACGAAGTTATCGGGGTCAATCTGGCAGATCAGGCGGGGGGTTGCCCTTTGGTCTACCGTATAGTCAGGCCAGCCGGGGTACTTGGCATACAACTGCTCAAGCGTTACAGGGTCAAGCGGCTCTCTGTTGACCGTAGCAGTCAGCACAGCGTGGACTTCAGACTGAGTTGGCTGCTCGTAAGGGTAGTCGTAAACACCCGGTGTCAAGCGGATAGCAGGCTGCTCATAGCGCCATGCAAGGGTGCGTTCGCACACCTCGATAGCGGCATCACGAACATATTGCTCGATGACTGGCTGAGGACAGCCCGGCACGCTTGGTGCAAGGCGGGTAACCATTGAGGAGAAGGTGCGTAGCGTCATGATGCAATCACCTCATCTTTCTGTAAGCCCGCGTTCTCAGTATCAGTCATTGTCCTAGCCTGTGCGCTGACCCCAAGAGCCTGTGTAAAGGACTGCTGGAACAACTGCGCACGGTTGGAGTTGACATGCTCGTTGTCCACAGACTCAGCCAAGAACACCGTACCGTCAATCACAACGGGTAAGTAGGCATCTGGAAGCAGTGCAACATCTTGGTCGGCTGTGTACTCAATCGGGGTTTGCGCGTATTCGGCAATCAACACCTGCCCTACGGGGGCTTTGGGGTAGATGAAAAACTTGTTGGCGTTGCGTACATGGCGCATCCAGTTAATGGCTGGGCCAGCCGGGTCATTCATCCACATCGGATAGGTTTCATCCAGAGTCGTGCGATCAACTTCAACCACACCGCCGCCGTCCTTGACTTGAAAAATCTCCATCACACGGATGGAGTCAGCGGGGGGTGTCTGTAGTACCTGACCTGCGGCAGTAGGGATTTCCCCAATGTAAGCAAAGAGGTCAGGGCGCAAAACCGCCATGCGCTTGAGTGCCTGATTGGCGAACCCAAGCAACACTGCATCGCTGTACCGCTGGGGTACATTGATGTCTTGGAGGATGCGGCGAGCCTCAGTGATTACACTGGAAAGTTTCATGCTGGAAGATTCCTCGAAGCATCAGCGTTAATGTCCGGGTTGCCCACATCAATGGACTCCTCGGGGATAACTTCAGTTTCAAGCGTCAAGCCAGTCTTACGACCCTTTTGCTTCTTGGGGATAAACCGCTCAGGAAAGGCTTCTTCCTCAGTTACTTCCTCACACAGTGCGTTCGCAGCAAGAATTTCATCCCACTCGTAAATCGTGCCATCGCGTCGGTTTCGTAGGTATCGCATGGTCAACCTTTCTTCCAGTAGTTTCTAGGTAGGCGGTTAGCGGTCTGTTCCGCGATAGTCGCCCAACGAACATTGCCCGGCTCGTAATGCCCAAGTGGGTCAATCCGATCCAGTGTGCACCCATCACACCTCCTCATAAATAACGGTGACAGTCGTACCTGCTTTAACCGTCACATAAATTCCATCATCAAACAAAACTCCGGGGTCAACAATGGGAAAATTTTCCTGCCCTTTGCCATAGACCTCAAAGATATAGTATGGGTCAGTAACCTCAGGAGTTCTTGCTAGATCATAAAACTTATAGACCGAATCATCAGAGATGGAATGAAACACAAGCAGTTGCCTAAACAATGCACGCTTCTGAGTAACAAACCCATCGGCAGTAAGTTGTTTTGCAAGTAGTCGTGCCATCTCAGTCTCCTAAAAGACGGGGGCCGAAGCCCCCGCTTAATTACGAAGCGTCGGCAACCAAAGCCCACACGCGTACAACAGCAGCATCAGCAGCGTTGACGGTGATGACATCAATGGTGTCAGCAGCAGCGTAGTACTTGCCAGCGCCGTAACCAACGAAGGTGTTCGGAGTACCTTCAGCCAGTGCAGCAGCAGAGCAGTAAGAAGCAACGGTGTTAGCGTTCACGCCGTCAAGCCAACCATCAGGATCAGTAGCATCACCAACATCAAGGGTCAGCGTACCGCCTTCAGCGGTGACAACATCAGCACCAACAGCCAGCACCAGCGATTTAGCCGGGATAGCGATTGCTTCCAGACCGTCACCAGCGCCAATTGCAGCAGCGCCAGCAGCAGTACGAGCAGCAGAGATCGCTGCAAAGTCTAGTTCGACTTCATAGCGAGTTACTTTGTCAAGACCCTCAGCGCGGGGAGCGGCTGAGCCCTTATTAAAACCAAGACCTTCAGAACGAATAGCCATTTCAATCTCCTAAATAAGTTGCAAAACAGGGGGCCGAAGCCCCCCATTTATTACGACAGGGTAACGACACCTGTAGCCAAAGCCTCAGGCTTCACCACTTGGTAGCCATAAACTTGCAGGCCACGGATGATGTTGCCGAAAGTGGACTCAGAACGGATCGTTTCCATCTCGGTCATCTGAGAGGCGAAAGTAAAGCCCATCTTATGACCAGCGATCAGGTTGAACTTACCGCCAGTGTCGATCTTGATGTTGTGGCTCATGTAGATCGTGAAACGATCAATCATACCGAGGCGACCATTACGGAGAATGGAAGTGCCATCACCAGCCAACGATGCGTCTTGCAGGTCAGACTTCTTAATCATGCCAGCCATCTTGGCAGGAATGACGAGGAAGCGGTTACCTTCAGGGCAGTTGGCTTCGTCCAGAACCGTGCCGAGGTCAACAATGTAGTCCAGAACATCGGCCTTGGTAATAGCAACTGGAGAACCAGTCGTACCCAAGTTGAAGTTACCGGAGATACGGCCTGCGTTTGCGCCCTTGTTGATAGCAGCAACACCCGGCAGGATGTCGGTCAACACGCGCTGGTCGATCTTGATCTTCATACGCTCGGAAGCGTCTTTCGACCAAGTATCCATCAGGTTGATGTCGGACTGAACCTTATCCACATCGTCCTCGATACAGGCGAAGTACTCGCCCTTGTCGATTACGAGTTGGAGTTTCGGCTTGTCAGGGTTCTCGACCTGAAGGGTCTGACCTTTGACATAGGTTTTGATCGTGATCTCAGGAGTGGTACGGATGTTAACCGTGTCACCCATGCTCTTGATTTCGCCTTCGTAATCTGTGTTGGCAATAGCAGCCAAAACAGTTGCGTCGTAGAAATTCTCGATCAGTTTGCCCGACCAAATTTCGGGGATGAAATTGCCGCTATAGTTGGGGCGGCCACCTGCTACGGGAAATCCCATGATAAAACTCCTCTAATCAAGCGTTAGCAACAATGCGTCCATCTCGCTGTGCAGCAAAGATGTCGCGTTCAATGCGGTCACGCTCCTGCTCTCTACCCTTGTATTTACCCGAACGGACATCGTTAAAGAACTTTTGGATGTCAGCAGGCGAGTAAGTACGAGCGTTTGAGTTAGACGGCGCACCAGTGTTCCGAGAACGACCCGGAGCCACTTGGCGTTCCAACTCTGAGGCAGGCGCAGCCCGGCGAGTGTTTTGAGCAACATTGGCTTGTCCAGTGAACTCAAGCCAAGACTTAAAGAAACTACCTACGCGCCGCACATCAAGGTTACGCTGTGCATCCTCAAGGATGGTCTGACGAACAATACCAGTCAGTGGATCAATATCGAGCATCCAAGATTGGAACGCATCGCTATCATTGATCTCACGCCAGTTAGGTACGGCGTCAGTAAGCGCAGCCCAAAACTGCTGCTCAGCAGACATAGCCTGTCGTTGCGCCACAGCCTGTACCTGAGGTACGACATTGGCAGACAACTGACGGATCATGCCTTCCAACTGCGCAATCTTCTGAGCGACTGGAATGAGTTCTTCACGAGACACACGACGCATAACATCGAGTGATTCGCCATACTCCTCCTGATCCTTCTCAGTAATCAAGGCTTCAATTTGTGGTTGACGCTTTGCAGACTGTGCAGACAGAGTAGCCAGCAGTTGCTCCATTTGCTGTAGTCGGCCTGCAAGTTCTTTGTTCTGACTATGCAGACGCGGAACCTCGGCGTTGTACATGCCTTGGAGAGTGCGGTACTTTTGATTCAGTGTTTCTTCGGAGCCTTTTCCGTCGTCGTTGGTATGCTCGTTACCCGACGACTGAGCAGCGTGGTTCGTTGCAGAGTTCTCGTCGGCAGATGCAGCAGGTGCATTAGTGTTCTCAGTGGGCGGAGTTCCACCGTCGGCAGAAGAATTTTGTTCTTCGCCATTGGTTCCATCACCATTGAGTTGCTTATACAACTCCTGTACAGCCTCGGTCTGTTTACGAATTTGCTCTGGAAGTGCCATGATTAAACGCTCCTATCGGTATGCGTGATTAGACGGCGAGTCATATCAGTGAGACTTTGCCGCTAGTTCAGGGGACTCTTTGACGAGTTTGTACAACTCGCCCAAAACTTGGCATCGCCCCTGCATCAATGCCGCGTTGTTAATCGCACTGGGTAACTGCTCCAACTCGTGCATACGCCATGCAGCAAGAAACTCCAGAATCTCTGGGAACTGCCGAGTAGCGATGGCAAAAGCCTTCACAGTTTTTTCGTCAGGCCGAATCATGGCTGACCTCCACTGCGGTTCATGACTGTGTTGGAATCCATACCACCTTTGGGACTACCATCGGGTTGCGTCGGTGTAGGTGCTGGACTTCCTTGTGAGGGGGCCATAACCCCGCCCTCACCAGTTGGTGCAGCAAGCCTTGCAACGAACGCAGCCTTCTCCCGAGATGGAATGATTTCATCCACAGGCATTTGCAACCCTTTAGCCACTTCACGAAGAATCGCGGCGCGACCATCCTTACCAAGAATCTCGATGTCAATCGGATTGGCGGTTGCGTTAAGGAACTCGATGCGGCGCACATTGACAGTCTCTTTGACAGCCAAGTTAACTGCGCCTCGGGCGACAACCTGAGCGTCACCCTTAATGCTTTCATCCTCGTCGTAGCGCATGTTGTACACGAACTGGCGTATGACGATGGGTTTAATGACATCTGTATCTATGTGGCCCACCACTTGGCGGATACCCTTACCAGCAGCGCCCATCAGCATGGACAAGCCAGATGATGTACGCCCAGCACCCTGCGTGTCGAGGTTGCCATACAGATAAGCCGGAATACCTGAGTGATCGTCAGCCATGCGGCTGAACTTCTCATACACACCCATCAGTGTGTTGGCATTGTCATCAGGCTGCGTGAAGCGCACAGCAGGCGCACTCGACCCGACGGGGTCGTTCATCACCTGCCAAATCTTCCACGGGTGCATCTGAGTGATGTCCTCGTTCGGAGGAATACGCTCAAGGTTGACCTCGACCTGTGGGCCAGAGGCAATGCCCATGTTGTTTACCAGTGCGCGAGCAGCGGCGTTACAGATGTTCTGAATGTCCTCGATGATCTCTGGAATACCTTTACCCCAGAACGCACCCGGACACTTGATAAACGAAGTCTTGCAGTAAGGCTTCTGCCCTAATGGGTCGTAGTTCAATACGGCCTTGACGACATAGTTACCGATCACCCACACATTGGCGTCGTACTCTTGTGCTGGATCAGGCACTTCTTCTTCAGTCATACCCCATTCCAACAGCATCTTGCCAGAAACCTTACCCCAAAACTCCAACGCATCGAAGATGTCAGTCGGACGCATGTAGGAGTAGAACTTGCGCTCCTCCTCTTGCTTTTCCAACTCAGCAATCTCATTGATCCACGAAGGGCCAGCACCGTTGTCCAGAATCTCGCGGATCGCATCCTCGTCATAGCCCGGCACACCAATGAGGTCTGCCAACTCTGAACGAGAAAGTGGGTGATGCTCAAACAAGAAGCCTTCGTCTATGTTGGTAATACCCGGCTCGGGATAAATACGGAATGGATCAACCCGCTCAAACTCAGGAGCCAGACGCTCAATGGGCTTGACCATAGTCACACCCGTTGAAGTATCCCAGCCGAGTGCACGCTGACGGCGCACAATCGGCCCTTTGATGAACGCACAAGGGAAAGTAACAAGATCAGTGATAAAGTCATTGAAAGACTCGACCCAGCCGCCTTGTGCGAACTGATCTTCGATCTTGATCTTCATCTTGTCCACGCGGTTCTGCGCGGCCTGCAACAACTTGAAGCGGTATTCTTGTGATACCAACTCCTTGAGTTCTTCCATCTGTTGTTTGCTCGGAGCCTGCTGAGTCTCCTGAAGAATCTCCAGCACCTTGTTAGCAAACTCATCTTGCAGCGTTTTCTGCTGCATCGGGGACAGATCAGGAATAGGAGTAGGCAGAATATCCCACGGGGGAGTACCACTATCCAACAGAATATCTCTGAGCCAAGACTCCGCTGCGCGGCACTTGACTTCGGTAATCATCATGAAGATTTCAGAGCCGCCTTGCGAACGAATCTGTGTCAACTTCTCAGGCTCGTACTCGCCATTGCGCTGACGCATGGCTGTCAACATCTTGTTCTTAATCGGCTCCTTGGCAATCTTGGCTGCATCCCAGCACATACGCAGATGCGAAGCCAACCCTAGAATCATGGGCTGGTTCTGCCGCTCTTGCAAAGCGGCTTGCGTTGCCTCAGCCTCTTGGCGGGCAAGTTCGTCGTTGCCGACGACGCGCAGGAATGTCAGGCCAGCCATGTTAGTCCTTAGTCTTTACCTTTGAGGCTCTTTACCAATTTCGCTGAGGCTTTCAGTACGTCAGTCTTGTCCGGCATACAGAGAACTTCCTGACCTACTACATCAAACGCATGGTCAGTCGATAACCCTTGATTCACATAACCTGCGGCTTTACGCATATTGGCAGGTGAACTCAATGCTTTGTCTTTGCGCGCAATTCTATTCACATCGTCGATTGCACCAAGGTATAACTCACCACCAGCAACATCTTTAGGTGGGAGTGACTGACCGGCATAGCCATATCGTGGCGACTTTGCAGAGATACCACTGGTATCCGTCTTCGCGTTAGTCGAGAAAATCGTTGACTGTTTGGTTGCCATGCTCGTCTCCTTGATTGGCACATTACATCTTATTGTAGTGTGGACATAGCAGCAAGTATACAGGTTGTCAAAAGAAAAAAGAACCCCGGAGCGAACTCGACGGGGTTTAAGGCATGGAAGGGGACATGCCGAGGTGACAAGACAGAATATATCATGTCCAGCCAACCGCCGACAAGCGCTTAATCTCACGGCGTTGGGGTAAATGATGCCCCTCGCCAACGCTGGCGATATGGAGCATGAGGTATTGTAACGCTTCAGCCACATGGGAGTGCTTATTCTTCTCAATGTCGCCATCACCTCGGGGTTTATACCTATATCCACCCATCATCGCCGCCTTGAGTTGGGTGCAACTGGGGTCAACTAGAAACGCCGGGTCGCCGTCAACTTGCCGCATCAGATAGTCATCGACCGCGTTGATCCGCGCCGAGACGCTGTTGGTCTTGGCAGGCATGACCTTGAGCCCTTCAGCCTTGATGATGTCCACCGCGCTGCGCTCGTCGGTCTGCGCCCGCTGCACGCCAGCCGGGTCAGTAATCACCATGATGGGAGCCCCGCCGAACCGCTCGAAGATAAGCGGCTTGAGCAGAGTACGGACAAACCGTTGCACACCCATGTCAAAACTTACACACTCAGCCAGCACCAAAGCCCGACCACGCGGGTCTTGCTGACCGATAACGGCTGCGGGCGTGAGGCCCAAGTCCATCCCGATAACAATGGGTCGAACCCCATTGTGGATATGGCGAAGCCTCTCTCTAGCCATATGGTAGTCCGGCCTGAAATACTTGTAGACTGGCATACCAGCCGAGGACAGCCCATACTCCCCGTCAATGTATACGCGGATGTATTCTTCTGAGCGGCCTTGGGTGTCGTAGTAGCCGTCCGGAAGGTTCTCGATGTTCTCGGCATAGATCGAGCGCCCACTGGGTTGCTTGAATACGGCCCAGCCATTATTGTTCGGAGATACGCCATCTTTGGGATCAAGTCCTTCCATCATGTAGAACCACCATCCGTCCATCGTTGGCGGGTTCGTATCCCCCCACATTCCATGCCATGTCGGCCCCCCGTCCTTGGCTGACGGGAAACGACCAATACGCTTAGACATCGCATCCACAATATCTGGGTGGATGTCCCTACACTCGTTAAACCACGCGAAGGTCAACTCCAGAGAGTTCAAGTTCGCCACATCATCTGCGTCATCCAGTGCGCGGAACATTATCTCGCACTCTATATCGCCCACCCGAAAGAAGTAAGTCTTGGTGGTACGCATGTAGTCTCCGCACTGCCCCGGTGGGAACCAGTCGAGGAAGGTCTTGATGGTCGTATCCTGTAACTGACGCGCCGTCTCACGGACTATGGCTGCCCTTGACCGCCTGCGCCCATTTGCGTCAGGAGCCTGCATACTTGCGCGGCGCACAATCTCAAAGGAGCAAGTCACCGACTTACCCGAACCCACTGGGCCCATGAGTACGCGCATCTTGGAGTCGTCCTCCATGAACTTTTTACCCGTAGGCGGGGGGGTGTAGTTAATGTCAAGTGGCATCTGCTGTCTCCACAAGCATCACGACGAACTCGCGCCCGCGCTTTTTGTGCTTGGTTATCTTGGTTCGGAATGACGCCTTCGCTTCGCTTAGCGCCAATGTAAAGTTATTGTACTCCGCAGAGTTTGTGAAGATCGCGGCTTTGAAGCCATCGTAGGTCGCATTAAGCCTGTTCGCTATGCTCAATGGCAGTGACATCTTCGGCCTCTATGGTTTTTGCTTCGATTGTGCGGGCGTCTTGCGGTGAGTTGCCAAGGTTGATCGTGATTCTCACGCCACCCCCACCACCTTCGCCTTGTGTGTTGTTGACAGGTTCAAGTCCTGCCCACTTCACCGTGGACTTAATCAGATCGGCTTTGACCGCTGGCGATACAGCCGGGTCATGGATCAACAACCAAGATGTAGTCAGGAGTTCTTCCGCTTGGGCGCGGGCCTTGAGTTTGAATGTCAGACCTTTTTCGCGCACCTCACCCCGGTAGTGTTCCACTTTCTTGAGGAATACCGGATCAGCGTTGAAAGTCAGAATAGCGTTGGCGTCGATCTTGTGACGATCCATGACTTCTTGCAAAGTCTCGCCGCTACCCTCCAATGTGAGGGCAATGTCGAACGCCAGCCTATCTGACCACTTGGTGTGGTGTAGTGGAAGTGTGTCCATGCCCCGAATATAACACGGCAACTTACGGGTGTGTCAATGATTTGGAGGGGGCGGTGTGTCCAACAACCGAACCCCACTTTTGCCGGAATCCTGTGTTCCGCCCCCGGTAGTAAGACTAACACGGGGGTGGGTGGTTTCAAAACTTTACGCTTCGGTTTTTGGAGTCTTGCTTTAAGAGGTTTGGAATATAGGAGGGGGGGCCGTCCAAGCGCGAGTCCATGTACCCCCCTCACCCCTGCCAGCCAGCGCCAGCCAGCCAGCGATAAGGCAAGGCGCGAAGCCCCTATTTACCCCGTACTTGACCTTTTTGTAAAGTCTGGCAATCTGGAATTGTCGTGAAAACGACATCGTTCTTTAACAACTAACTTCTCTTGAAAGGAGAAAACCATGAGCGAACGCGCTCCGACCGCTAAGCGGTCTATTGAGCCCGTCACTTTGACGGTTGAGTTGACTGCTACTCGCATCAACGAAAACGGGACTTTGAGCGGTATTACCGCCAAAGTTGTCAAACAGCCAATCAAGGGCAACGAGTTTAAAACCTCAGTACCCCCAATGGCTGGCGGTGCAATCTACATCAAGGCTCTGAGCCTTGACGGTCTGAAGATTGTATCCGAGGACGGCGGGCAAAAGGAACAGGCTCCCAAGCGGAAACTGTTCTAAGTAGGACGGAGCCGGAGAAATCCGGCTCCTTTTCTCAACCCTTGCAACGAAGGAGAAAACCATGAGCAAGGAACGCAAGAAACGCGCCCCTGAAACGCGGCGCTACGAAGTACGCTGGATCGAAGGAAGCATGATCTTCATGCGCTGGTTCTGCCGGAACTCGGCAGCCCTGAACTTCGCCAGAGACTTAAAGGCGGAAGGCTACGAAGTGATAGTAGCCAAGTGGTAAAACCCTAGGAGCGGAGGCGAAAGCCTCCCTCCTTTAACCAAGGAGATCAAGATGGAAGCATTTATGGAGAAGCACCCGTTCTTAACAGCCCTGCTGGTAGCACCGATCCTGTATGTGATGCTGGTTCTAGCCATGTCCCTCTAACCTAAGCCCGCTTCGGCGGGTTTTTTCTTGTTTGTAATGTTATATATAAACCATACGCCGGGGGGTTGAGGCACGACATATGGCGCAACTTGACACATGTAATGTAAAGTAATGGGGCATTTGCCACAATCTAAGCGATAATCTGCACAATCTAAACCACAAAGGGGCGATTTAGATTGTTTACATTCGTACTTGACAGCCCCAAACCCGCATGAAACCAAGGAACTTTACTCTCTCTGTATGTAAACAATCTAAATAATCTAAATAATCTATGTTTTTTTCATATGCGTCACTCTCCACATTTTGGCTACACAATTACGATGTAAAGTGCGTGCCAATATGCTCTTATGTAGGTGTCGCCATACCCTAAAAATCGTAGATTATTTAGATTATCTAGATTATTGCCTCGTAACCCCTTGATTTTATTGAACATTCCAAACAATCTAAATTTTGATTTTGTACCCATCTCATGCCTTGTATTTGCTACCGCGTAGATTATTTACTTTGTAAAGTATTCGATTACAAAACTTGGCGAACCTTCGTGAGTGACCGCTCACTTCCTCGGAAACCCGCGCCCAGCCTGTACTTGCGCCGCGCCCCGAACCCTGCCAATCTGGGCTGAGCCCTTGGGAAAGCCCATTGGTGTGTGTTGTAATGTTTAACTTTACTTTAGGAGTTTGCTATGCAAGCAACAGTGAAAAAGGCGATTAAACCCGTTACCTTTACAGTCACCTTGGTGGCTAAGAAGGTCAACGAGAATGGCACATTCAGTTCCTTTGAGATTCAGGGCGTAAAGTCCAATGTCAATAACAACACCTTCCGTGTTGTTGCACCACCACAAGCAGGCGGTGCGCTTTACATCAAGTGCGATAGCCTTGATGGACTGGAGATGATCGAAGGCACAACGCAAGTCAGCGGTATGCCTAAGGTCAAGTTGTTCTGATGTACACGGCAGGGCTACATGCCCTGCCTTCTTTAACCTTACCAACCACATGAGGACTACTATGGAGTGGACACTTAAACGCATCAATGGCAAGTATGTTGTCAAGTTTCAGGGTGAAGATGCCTTGGAGTTCCTAACCCGTGGCGGTGCATTGGCTTACATCAATGACCGTGTACTAACCACGATGGAGCTATAACATGGACAAGGTAGCCAACAACAAATGCCGCAACTATGTTGTGGCACGGCTACCCTTCAAGGGTAGCAACCTATGGGGTGAGTGGGTTAAGCCCCTCGGTACTTTACGCAATGAGACTGACAAACACCAGTATGTTGTGTATTCCTACGGGGCGCACTTCCCTGTTTATGTCTACTCAGAGGGCATGTGGTTTGAGAATGAGGACAAGTACAGCCGTACTACGGCACGGCATCTAAGCCAAGCACGACCCACAGACAAGACGATCCTTCTGTCCACAAGAGCCATGATTGCACTGGTGGTTGAGGGGTACAACTACCTTGTAAAGCAACGCATCTTAACGGGAGACAACTATGCACGAGGAAGATAGGCGGTATCTGTGTACGCAGTGCCATTGGGCGCATGTGGAGTATCGGCGGTGGAAGGTGGGATATACCACCTGCCTGCCGTGTGGTGACGAGATAGCCAAAGCCCGCAAGCACACCATCGCACCGCTTAACAAAAGCAACTACATGGTGTTTACCGACACCGACATGCTCAAACAACTTAACCCAAAGAGGACATGATGAAAACATCTGAGTTAAGTGGGGCCGCATTAGACTGGGCGGTGGCGAAGTGTGAGGGGTTGGAGGGGTTTTGGCTACAACCTGACGAGTTTAATCCGCAGTATGAGGCGGGTGAGTATCACTATTCGACCGATTGGGCACAAGGTGGGCCGATCATTGAACGTGAGAAGGTGGCTATCTATTGGCGAGAATACTTTGATGAACCGCCCGAAGAAAGTTATTGGGTCGCAACGATTGATAAACCATTAACAGAAACCCAAGGACAAACCCCACTAATCGCAGCCATGCGCTGTTATGTAGCAAGCAAACTAGGCGATGAGATCGAACTGCCAGAGGGTCTAGCATGAAACGCTTGATTGAAGGTATATCCGTGGTTCTTGTCACGGTGTTTTTCGCAGGGCTCTTTGCCCTTGTAGTTATCGAATGGTTCGCAGGCTGTGGGGAAACCTACATAGACGCTAATGGGGTGCGTCATGCCTACGAATGTGTGTTTATCCCCCAACCCAAGTGAAAGGAAAGACCATGAAGCGACTGTTTGCTCTGCGGGATAGCCGTGGAAACCTTGTCAAAGACGAGGACAAACAACCCAAGTACTTTACTGACAAGCAATCAGCGAGGGTGTACCGCACCAAGTTGACAGACCGTCACGATGAGTACTTCGTGACTTACGGCATTGACCATAAACTTTACAAAGGAAAATAACATGCGAGCCACATTGCTTAAAGAAACCCTGAAGTCCCTGTTCCCCATTCAGCGTACAGTTGCCATTGAGGGTGCGCCCGGTGGTGGCAAGACGACCATTGTACATGAAGTTGCCAACGAGTTAGATGTGCCTTGCACCGAGGTGCATATGCCGACAATGCTTGTCGAGGACTTCGGTATCCCCACCCTTGACGGTGACCGACTAGCCTACAAGTTGCCACATTGGTATCCTATCAAGGGCAAGTCACCTGACAAGGGCATCTTGCTGTTCGATGACCGCAACCAAGCAAGCAACGACTTGCAAAAAGTCCTAGCCAACATCTGCCAAGCACGAACCTTACACGGCGTGCCTATGCCTGATGGGTGGCAGGTTATCTCAACGGGCAACCGACAATCCGACCGAGCAGGTGCTAACCGTATCCTGAGCCATCTACGCAACCGCGAGACTGTGCTTGAGTTTGACACGCACCTTGATGACTTCACGACATGGTGTATTGACAACGGTGTAAAGCCTGAGGTGGTGTCGTTCATTCGCTTTAGACCCGGACTACTGCATGACCATGACCCACAACGCGATCAGAACCCTAGCCCTCGTGCATGGGTTGAGGGTGTTAGCGATGTGATCGGTACTGTGCCACACGATGCAGAGTACGAGTGCTTCAAGGGTGCAGTCGGTGAAGGTGCGGCGGCAGAGTTTGTAGGTTTCGTTCGCATCTTCCGCAAGTTGCCTAATCCTGATGCAGTCCTGATGAACCCGACCACTAGCGATGTGCCGACTGACCCTGCCACCCTGTATGCCTTGAGTGGTGCGCTTGCAGAGCGGGCAACAGAGGGCAACTTTGAGCGGGTGACAACCTATGCAGAGCGTATGCCTGCTGACTTCTCAGTGCTTACTGTGTCCTATGCGTCCCGTAAGAAACCCGAGTTGGCGAACACGCAAGCGTTTACCAAGTGGGCAATGAAACACCAAGATGTATTGTTCTGATTGACAACCAAGGGATACCCACACCACGGGTATCCCACAACAGAAGGAGTGTGACACTATGAATCTGAATGACCGAGCCCTACTGGTGCAGTTATCCGTATCCCAATGGACTGCCCGCAAGTATGACAAACGAGCCACGAGTGAGGTGGCGACTGCCTTTAACACGACCAAAGATGCAGGTCGGTACAACAAAGCCTTGCTACCAATGAGCGGTGAGTTGGATAGGGTGCATAAGAAAACCACCCATATCCGTGAGAAATTCTACAAGAACACGCTACCTTGGGGTATCGAGGGTACGATGATGCTACCCACTAGCAACTACTTGCAGTTCATGACTGACTTCCGTAAGGAAAAAGCAGAGTGGCAGTACCTTGTTGACCAGTTCGTAGGCAACTATGACCAACTGCGACTTGATGCCAAGCGTATTCTTGGTGGGTTGTATGACGATGCTGACTACCCTGATGAGGTGGAGATTGCCCGTAAGTTCAAGATGGACATGGCTATCTTCCCAGTTCCATCGACCGACTTCAGGGTAGCGATTGCAAGCGATGAGTTGACACGCATACAGCAAGATGTTGAGAAGCGTGTAGCAGACGCGCAGTCTACTGCCATGAAGGAAGTATGGGACAGACTGTATGACCGAGTGAAGCACATGGCAGAGAAACTTGCTGACCCCAAGGCTATCTTCCGTGACACGATGGTGGAGAACACCAAAGAGTTGTGTGCCTTACTGCCACGGTTGAACTTCATGGACGACCCTGACTTGGAAGCCATGCGCCTACAAGTTGAGGACAGTCTGCTGAAACACCCCGAAGCATTGCGTAATGACCCTGACCTACGCCGTGATACTGCGGCAGAAGCCAAAGCAATCATGGACAAGATGTCCGTATTCATGAAAGGAGTATGACGATGACACCTGTACCTAACCATAAGGACTTTGAACCCCTTAGTCCTGCTGACGAGAAGCGCATTGATCGCTTGCTTGCCAAAGCCCGTACCGCATTGGTACTGGAACACCCATTCGTGGGCAACATTGCATTGAACATGCCGTTCAAGATCGACTACACCTGCCGTACTGCCGCAACAAACGGTAAGGAGATTCGATATAACCCTCACTTCATGAATGACCTGAATGATGAGGAACGCAAGTTCGTGGTAGCACACGAGTGCTTTCACCCCATGCTTGACCACAACTTCCGCAGAGGTGAGCGTCAACCCAAACGGTGGAATCATGCCGCTGACTATGTGGTAAACCAACTGCTGACTGACGAGAGCATCGGTAAAATGCCATCGTTCGGACTGCTTAACCCACAACTGTACCAAGCAGGTGGCGGTACGACTGACGGTATCTACAACTTGTTGCCCGAAGATTTAGACGGTGACTCGCTTGACGAGTGCGAAGATGGTGGTGATACACCTGCTGACCAAGCGCAACAGGAAGCAGAGTGGAAGGTACGGGTAGCACAAGCGGCGCAAGCCGCGAAGATGATGGGCAAGATGTCGGCAGGACTTGAACGCCTAGTGGGTGAAGTATTGCAACCCAAGGTTGACTGGCGTGATGTGCTACGAAAGTTCGTGGAGAAAGCCAAGAACGATCAACGATCATTCGCCCGACCCAACCGTAGGTTTATCGGACAAGGACTGTACCTGCCAAGCATTAGCGGTGAGACGCTAGGCGAAGTGTGCTTTGCAGTTGACTGCTCAGGTTCGATTGACCAAAAGACTATCGACCAATTCGCGGCAGAGATTCATGCCGTTAAAGACGAAGGGAATCCAAGTGCGATTCATGTTATTTATTTTGATAGCGAAGTGTCTCACTACGATAAGTTTGGCAGAGACGATGCCCTGCACATTGCACCCCACGGTGGCGGTGGCACTGCTTTCAGCCCAGTCTTTGACTACATGCGACAACATGAGATCAACCCCGTTGCTTGCATCTTCCTGACTGACTTGTGTTGCGATGACTTTGGTGATGCACCTGAGTATCCTGTACTGTGGGTGTCAACCGATGAAGGTGACGCACCATTCGGTGAAGTAGTGGTGATGAAATGATTAACCTTCCCAATGGCTTTACTCTCAAGAGTAGACAGGTTGGGAAGATTGTCGGTAGTGAGTTCGAGTTGATTGTCTACTGGCGCAAAAGTCCACAAGACTTTGCCCGACCTGCCTTTGAACTGCGCAAGCACTTTGACACAACCTTGTACCAAGCCAAGTATGCAGGCAGGCTAGTCAATGCTTACGAGGTAGGTGGTGGCGACTGGCTACAAGACACCGACCTTGACCGATTGATACTAACCATGTGTGCTAAGGCACGAATACTAGGAGGTGGACATGGACATAAGTGATGAACTACTAGAGAAGTATCGGCACTTCAATGTCGAGCATACTGATTGGTGGGACTACACCTACGACGACTTCAAGTCACGCATGATTGATGTTGGCATACGGGTAGATGAGATTTACTTCTCAGGGTTTTGTTCTCAAGGTGCTGGCGCATGTTTCAAGGGTGAGATTGAGAACACACCGCTATTTCTTGAGAAGCATTGCAAGCCTGATGAGTACCCGATGATACGCAAGTTGTTGGCTAGTGGTGGCACATGCAAGATCAGAAGTGAACACCGTGGGCATTACTACCATGAGAACTGCACCACATTCGATGTGATCGCAGATCAGTTGTGGCAGGTGTTATCCATGCCGACAGAGTTTCACGAACAGATCGTAGAAGAATGGGACAAGATGTTAAAGTATGAATTGCAGGACTTTGAGAAGGAAAGCGTTGAGATATTCAAACGCTACATGAGGGAGTTGTACCGTGAGTTAGAGCAAGATTATGACTATCTCACAAGTGACGAGGCGGTCAAGGAATCCATCATCGCTAATGACTTAACTGAAACTGAAACAGAAGGAGTGTGACATGGCAACAGTACGATTTAGCAAGGAATTGCAAGAGGAAATTATCAAGAACGCTAAGGCAGTATTCGACAAGCAAGCGCAAGCGGCACGGGAAGCCAAGCCCGATGAGGCATGGGGTGAAAAGATATACAACATCTTGTTCGGTGAGCATGTGCCTGCCCTGAACGCAGTACCCCAGTACTTCTTAAACATGACCGAGAAGATCAAGATCGAGCAGGTCGGTGATCGCTCATGCAACCTTGAGTTCAAACTCAACAACCCACGCCCCTTCCCCATCCCCAATGAGTTTCCCAACATGGAATTGGCTAAGAAGGCAGGCTATTACGACAACGCCATTGCCTTGAAGGACAACCTTGTATGGAGTGAGTTCTTTGCCGAAGTAGCCAAGTGGCAGGAAGGCATGAAGGCAGTCGAAGAAAAACGCCGTGTGTTTGTCGAGCAGGTGGAGAAGATCATCAATGCACATGCCACCCTTGCCCCTGCCCTAAAGATGTGGCAACCCCTGTGGGATTTAATCCCTGAAGAATACAAGGAACGCCACCGCAAGATCGTTGAGCGTGAGAAGAAGGAAGTCAATGTCGATGTTGACTTGCAATCCCTGACTGCCACGGTAGTCGCCCACAAAATCACACGCTAAGGAGTTGACATGAGGACAGACAAACTAGCGTACCAAGATGTTGCTGAGTGGTTCAAACGAGCCCGTAATCCTGAGAACGGCAGACCCGTACAGTCATGGGGTCGAATGTACCAAGTGGGTGAGAACTACGAACTGCGGTTCGGTTCACGGATCTCCACCGTAGGTGTGTTCACACCTGACAACAAGTTTATATTTAAGTTGACTGCAAGCGAAGCACGGAATTGTAGTGTCACCCTGAGCCAAGCATTGCAACGAGCCATACCATTCCTGTGGTATCGGGTAGGCGCAGGCAGATATGTTGTCAAGCCGACACCACAATGGGCAGAGTTCAAGCAAGCCAACCCAAACCACAGTTATGCGTGGCAGTTCTTCAAAAATCAAAAGGGTTATGAAGTATTCGATGGGCTATGCTTTGACCTGAATACATACATGCCTGTAAATGCACGACCTGACTACAAAAATCAGGCAGTCAACCAAGATCAAAAGTTAGAGTGGCTACGCCAACTGCGGAAGTTCAAACATGCGGCAAAAGTACGAGCGCGTATGGGTGTAGTAGATACCCTGATAGCGCAGGTAAACAAAGAGCGTGGTGGTAGTTCACGATACGATTGGAAGATGCCTGATTGGAACAGTGATGAATGGCAAAACATACTGTACACTTCAATAAAAAACACAGACTGCACAACCGAACTACTCAAGGGTGTTATCCAAACCGTACGCCGTGGCTATTACGGTAGCCCTGTTGGCGGTAGCTCTGTTGGTAGCGCGGAAGTACTGAAGGAACTAGACCGCATATGCACAACATACAGTATCGACTTACGCCGAAAGTTCGGGGTATTTGATGAAGTGTCCAACTTGCAAGAGCAGAATGAAGTGTCTTGACACACGGTGGCAAGCGGCGGATAGAGTCACATTACGCAGGTGGCAATGCACTTGTGGTTTGCGTGGCAAGACTATTGAGCAATGGATAAATGAAACCGTTGACCAAAAGCCTGAGCAACCCAAGCCAAGTAAACCAAGCAAGCCATTGACACCGCGTAAAGTCGTGAAGCAAAAGATACAGAAACAAGTTGTGAATAGACGACGCCCTTCTCAGTTCGATGACATTGATGAGGACTACTCGCCCAGCCGCAACGAGGACTTCAGGGATATTGGGATAGACCTACCACACGGAAAGGACTGGTGATGGAACAGAAAGATGCAGAGAACTACCTGCGGGTAGTCGATAAGATTCAAGCGGCGATGCACGGTGAGAACATTGATGATCTTGTCCCTGCCCTTGCTACTTGTTTAGCGCAGGTGGGTGCAGAGTTCGCACCTAACAAGCAAAGGTTCGTATCGTATGTAGTCGGTACGATTGATAACTTGTACGACCATTGTCGGAAAGGAATGAGCGATGGAAAATCACATTAAAGTAAAGTGCCATGCCTGTGGTTGGGTATCCAACGATGGGTTTGCCATGAAGTCGGAAGTCGATGGCAAAGAAGTTATGGGTTGTCCCCAATGCCGTGGTGTTGACACGGTGGGGCAAGCCTGTGGGGTAGAAGGTTGTTGGAACTTTATCCCATGCCCTGAACACGGTGAGATCAAATGATGCGCGGCGGTGACCCGTGGCAGATGATCGTACTCGTGTATGCCCTATTGATTGCAGTAGCGGCAGTTGTCTTGTTGTTAAACATATATTTCTAGGAGAGTGACATGCGACCAGAAGCATTACGCTTGGCTGAATACTTAGAACTTCCACATATCGGGCAAAACAAATCCGCCGCAGAGTTACGCCGATTGCATGAGGTGAACGAAGCACTACGCCAAGCAGCAGAGATGGTGCTGGAGGCTTTGGTAAATTTTGGACAAGGGAATTCCGAGCCAGAACAAAAATCTGCGGTTTATCAATGCCCAAGATGCGCTACTTCAATGGACGTAGACATAAATGCCAAACCTGTCGATACCGTAAACATATCAGCAGAAAGTGTCGATGGAACAGAGAAACATCGACACGAGCATTTGTTTCGCATCGAGCGCCGAGGCAGCGAGTGGTCAATCTATCGAGGCCGAGACCATCAACACCAAGGCTTTCTCCTTGGGTGGCTGGTGGAGACCGACTACAAAACGGCCAAGATGCTTGAAGACCGTCTAAATGCTGCACCACCAAAGCGTGAATGGGTAGGGCTAACGGATGAGGAGGTCGGTGGACTTACGATGTTTGATGGTTTGACTCACATTGAAGTGCCAATACTTGCTGATTTTGCCCGCGCCATCGAGGCCAAACTAAAGGAGAAGAACACATGAGCGTCATAGTGTGGGATGGCAGGACACTTGCCGCAGATAAGCAGTCAACGACCGATGGGTTAAAGCGCAAGACCACTAAGATTTTTAGAATCAACGGTGATCTTGTTGGCTTTACGGGTGCGTGGGATTTAGCACAGACCATTAAGCAGTGGTACGCCAACGGTGCAAAGCCTGATGAGTGGCCTGACTTCCAAGCAAACGATGACAAGTGGGTGGGCATACTCGCAATAACTTCAAGCGGCAAGGTGCATAAGTACGAACGCTCGCCCTACCCTATGGACTACACGAAAGCAGGTGCGATGTGCATCGGCAGTGGTAGGGACTATGCCTATGGTGCATTGGCAATGGGTGCAGATGCTAGACAGGCAGTGCTTATCGCCATTAAGTACGACGCGGGTTGCGGTATGGGTGTAGACACATTGACATTTGAGAGGGTGAAATGAATAAAGCAAACGAAACGCAAGAAGGTGGGGATCACTATAAGAACATGGGCATTGAACCGTGGGACGTGGTGGATACATGGCCCATCGAGCAACGCATTGGATATTACCGAGGTGGTGCATTGAAGTACATCATGCGTATGGGTAGTAAAGATGAATCCCCATTGGAGATTGCCAAAGGCAAACACTACATGCAGAAGTTGCTTGAGGTTCTTAATGAACAGTATCCATAAAGAAGTTCTTGCATGGGCACTGGAAGAAAAGAGTGGTGGGCGCAAAGGGAAACTGATAACGGTGGACTACGCACCGTACTGGCACCCTATACATACTGCTGTGTTCGCTACGCGTAGTGACGCGACCGCTTATCGGCGCAACAAAAATGCTATAGATAAGCTGGCAGTTGTCCGAGTAAAAATAATTATTGAGAAGGTGGTGCAAGATGGACATAGTGACGATTGATTTTGAAACCTACTACGACAAGGAGTATTCGCTTTCAAAGATAACCACCGAACAGTATGTTCGTAGCCCTGAGTTTGAAGTCATCGGCGTGGGGGTTAAAGTCAACGACTACCCGACTGACTGGTACTCAGGCGATAACCCTGAGCGGTTTCTCAAGAGTCTTGACTACCGAGACAAGGCAATCCTTTGCCACAACACTGCGTTCGATGGGGCAATCCTGTCGTGGCGGTTTGGCATCAAGCCTAAGTTGTGGCTCGACACCCTGAGTATGGCTAGACCTCTGCATCAAATGACTGTGGGGGGTTCTCTCAAAGCACTGGCAACTTATTATGGGTTGGGTGTGAAGGGTGACGAAGTCATCATGGCATTGGGTAAACGCAGGGCTGACTTTAGTCCTGACGAAATGGCACGGTACGCATCGTACTGTGTGAATGATGTTGACCTGACCTACGCATTGTTCAACAAGTTGAAGGTTGGTTTTCCTGTGTCGGAGATGCTGGTCATCGACCAAACCATTCGCATGTACACCGAGCCAGTGATCGAGTTGGACAGGGAACTCTTAGAGAAACATCTTGGTGAAGTCATTGCCAAGAAGCGCACTCTAATCTCTGACATGGGCATCAACGATGCGAGTGAGGAAGCCATTAAGAAAGTCTTGATGAGCAACCAAATCTTTGCGAAGTACCTGACTAACCTCGGAGTCGAGCCACCAACCAAGGTGAGCGCCCGCACGGGCAAGGAAACATTTGCGTTCGGCAAGACGGACAAAGGATTCACTGACTTGCTAGAACATCCTGATGAGAGAGTGCAGGTCGCGGTCGCGGCGAGACTGGGGGTCAAGTCTACTATTGAAGAAACCCGCACCCTCAATTTGATCGGGGTGTCCGAGCGAGGTCGCCTGCCGATCATGCTCAATTACTATGGGGCGCACACTGGTCGGTTCAGTGGCGGGGACAAACTCAATCTTCAGAACCTGCCTGCGCGTGGGAACAACACAATCCGACGGGCATTGAAAGCACCCGCAGGGCAAGTTATTGTGGCGTGTGATTCGGCACAGATCGAGGCCCGCATGGTTGCATGGGTAGCCGAGCAACAAGATTTGCTTGAAGCCTTTGCTCAGAAGCGTGATGTGTACTCAGAGTTTGCCACCGAAGTTTATGGGCGCACCATTACCAAGGCTGACAAGGTGGAGCGGTTCGTGGGCAAGACCTGTATTTTGGGGTTAGGTTATGGCATGGGCGCAGAGAAGTTCAGGCGCACATTGGAGATTGGTCAAGGCGGTGTGTCCGTCAAGATCACCATCCAAGAAGCCGAGAGGATTGTGCGTCTGTATCGGCAGAAGAACTTCAAGATTGTCCAGTTGTGGAACAAGTGTGGGCAAGCACTGAACGGCATACTCAATCGTGTATCGGGTGAGATAGCCCGTGGAATTATCTACGATGAGCAAGGCATAAGACTCCCCAACAAGTTGTACATTCGCTACCCTGCACTGCGAGCCAACGGCACGAACTTTGAGTACATCGCTGACGCTCGTCAATATAGGAAGGCGGTGCAAGACCGAGTGGTATCAGGGCAGACCTCTGACATTTCGTGGACAAAAATCTACGGGGGCAAGGTCACGGAGAACTTGATTCAAGCACTGGCTCGTATCGTAGTCGCAGAACAAATGGCAAAGATCGGGCAACACTACCATGTCGCTTTCCAAGTGCATGACGAGATCATCATCACGGCCCCGGAAGCAGATGCGACAAACGCACAGCAACTTCTTGAGGCAGTCATGTCCACTGCACCACGCTGGTGTCCTGATCTACCAGTCGCATGTGAGTCGGGTGTGGCAACCAACTATGGAGAAACATGATGGGTGCTGACTTGAGAGATTGGACTGACATTGTTAGAACGGTGCGGTTCGGTCACAACAAACCGTTCTACTGGATTGAAATGCCCGATGGCAAACGCAACCGCATGATTACTCGTGGCAAGTTGATGGCATCGCTTGCAGTACTGCGTATGAACTACCCTGATTTGATTCTGAAACAAGTGGGCGAGTTGCCCAAACAAAAGGAGAAACGGAAATGACAAGTGGTCGTGACGAAATGATGAGCAATGTGGCAAACCTGACTACGGTAGTCGGGAATAAACGCAACGATGAAGTTGTTGACATGTTGGAGCAAGCCCTAGCCTCTGCCAAAGAGGGGGGCTCAACGGATGTGTTCATCCTGCTGAAAAAGGGGGGTACTTTCTACCGCTACTCCCCCAAAGTCGAGGATGTAATGGAGTCAATCGCCCAGTTTGAACTGCTGAAATACGACATGTTGCGCCGTATGCACGACTGATATATACTGGCCTTTCCAACTGAACAGAGAACCCCAAGGACACCCCGAGGGGCTACAATTTATGCGCTTAGCACACTCTTACTCGTCCATTAAGTTGTACGAGAACTGCCCGTACCGCTACTTCCGTCAGCGGATTGTGAAGGATGTTGTCGATGAAGGCGGCGAGGCCAGCAAGTATGGGGAACGCATCCACCAATATCTTGAGATGCGTTTGAAGCAAGACGGTCTGCTGCCGCAGGAAGTCGCACACTACGAACCACTGTGTGCATCGGTGGAGCGCATCGCCAAGGGCGGGGAACTGCACATCGAAAAGGAACTGGTGCTGACCGACAACCTTACACCAACAGGTTGGTGGGATGCAGACGCATGGCTCCGATCCAAACTTGACATCCTTGTAATCAGCGGTAATGATGCGGTGGTCATGGATTGGAAAACAGGCAAGCGCAACCCCGACTTCTTTCAGATGCAAATCTTTGCGGCGCAGGTATTCAAACACTTCCCCGATGTGGTCAGAGTCAAGACCAGTTTGGTGTGGCTCAAGACGATGGAGATGGACACGGAGAACTACGACAGGGTGAGCATCAACGCTATATGGGCTGAGATCATGAAGCGTATCCAACGGATTCACACCAGTCTTGAGCATGACAACTGGCCTATGCGACCCAGTGGGTTGTGTCGGTTCTGCCCTGCTCGGCACGACTGCGTGAGTGCTAGGGTTTAACCTTAGAAAATAATACTTGACAAGATTGTAAAGGGGAGTAAGATGAGCGTTGCAACACCCGAATCAAAGGTGAAGCGTAAGGTGACGGAACTCCTGAAGAAGCACAAGGTTTGGTACTTCTTCCCCGCAAACAACGGGTTCGGTAGAGGGGGGATACCCGACATCATCGCCATCGTTGGAGGGGTGTTTGTAGGAATTGAATGTAAAGCAGACCGCACGAAGAAGCCGACAGAGTTGCAAGTGCGTTGTGGTGCAGAGATCAGAGATGCAGGTGGACAGTGGTTCTTGGTTTGTGATGACCACTCACTGAGTCAGGTTGAAGCGTACATAGAAAAGAACAGGTGACCCATGCTAGTAGTTGAACGGGCTAAGACATTAGCCCTCAAACTGAACCACCCCAACAGGGTGCTAGAAACTATACCCACTGCCAAGACAGTGGAGGTTCGTGGCATCCCACTGGTACTTGCACCCCATCGGTTAGATGAAGTGAAGGTGCTGAACAACCTTGGCATCAAAGCCCCTAGCCCCATCCTGCATTACTACGACTGGCCCGGTCAGCACATCCCGTATGACCATCAGAAACAAACTGCCGCGTTCTTGACGCTGAACCAACGCGGGTTGGTGCTAAACGAAATCGGTACAGGCAAAACCCAATCGTCTTTGTGGGCGGCTGACTACCTCATCAAGACAGGGCATGTAAAGAAAGTGCTGATTCTTTCACCACTGTCCACCCTTGAGCGAGTGTGGGGTGATGCACTGTTCAAAGAGTTTACACACCGCAAGTTCGTGGTGCTTCACGGTACTGCCAAGAAGCGGATTGAATTGCTCAAGCGCGATGTACAGTTTTATATCATCAACCACGATGGGTTTCAGATCATTGCTGAAGAAGCCGTGGGCATGTTTGATCTTGTCATCGTTGATGAAGCGGCAGTGCTACGCAACCCATCGACACGCAGGTTCAAGTTGTTCCGCAAGTGGATAGACATGAACCCTGCAACACGCTTGTGGTTGATGACTGGCACACCCACACCGAACGACCCGACAGACGCATGGGCTTTAGCCAAACTTGTTGGTAGCCCCAACTGCACCAAGACCTACACCGCTTTCCGTGAGCAGGTGATGATGAAGATTGGTCAGTGGAAGTTCATCCCCCGCCCTGAGTCGGTGGATATAGTGAAACATATTCTGCAACCTGCGGTGCGCTACACCCGTGACGAGTGCTTTGATCTACCCGATACGGTGGTGCAGACACGGCAGGTAGATTTAACGCCTGAGCAATCACTTCATTACAAAAAGATGCTCAAACATTTTGTATCCGAAGCAACCGAAGGAACCATCACTGCGGTCAACGAAGCGGTGAAGATTCAGAAGTTGGTTCAGATAGCCTGTGGCGTAGCCTATGGCGATGACGGGCAGTGCATCGAACTGGACTGCTCACCCCGTGTGAACTTAGTGAAGGAGGTGATTGAAGAAGCAGGGGAAAAAGTGATTGTGTTCGTGCCGCTGACTGGCACTCTGCACATGTTGGAGAAAGAACTTGCCAAGCATTGGTCGGTTGGTGTCGTCAACGGTGAGGTATCCTCACACAAGCGCAACCAAATCTTCCACGACTTTCAGCACAGTAAAGACCCACATGTTCTGATTGCCCACCCCGGCACAATGGCGCATGGGCTTACGCTCACCACAGCGTCAACGATCATTTGGTATGGCCCGATCAACAGCAACGAGCAGTACACCCAAGCAAATGGTCGGATTGAGCGTATCGGTAAGAAGCATGTGTCCAATGTAATCCACATCGAAGCCACTGAGTTGGAGTACAGAATGTACGAACGGCTCAAAAACAAACAGAAGTTACAAGGCTTGCTTCTTGATTTGATTCAACAAGAAACTAATAGGTGACACTATGACAGTTAATGTAGACGATGTAGTTGCGACCTACATGAAGTTACGGTCGCAGAAGGAAGCCATCGAAGCCGAAGTCAAGGACAAGGTGGCAGGCATCAAAGCCAAGATGGAGAAGTTGGAAGCGTGGATTAAAGAACAGGCTGACGCGCAAGGTGTGACATCGTTCAAGACCAAGCACGGCACTGCGTTCCTAACCACAACCGACTACGCCAATGTTGCTGACTGGGATGCGGTGCTTGATTTCATCCGTACCCAAGAAGCCTACGACATGTTGGAGAAGCGCATCAGCAAGGTCGCAGTCCGTGGCTATATTGAAGCCAACAAAGCCGTTCCCCCCGGTGTCAATTACGGCACGAAGTTGGAGGTGAACATTCGTAAACCCGCCGTGAAAGTGGAGGACTGACATGTTCGCAGGATGGTTTAGAAAGATGGTGCGTGAATCCATGAATGAGTTGGCAGGCGCACAAGTGCGTGAGTCCACACAGATGGAGCGCATGTTCGGTAACTGCTCACCCGCAGTCGTTGCGTTCAAAATCAACAACGGTTATGTGGTGCAAACGATTGACACCTCTAATGAAGTTGTTGGTGGTGTGCGCTCCACTGGGTTCACCTACTGCAAGGACAACCAAGCCATTGCAGATCACATTGTGGCGTCAGCCATGAAGGAAAAGATGGGGCTCCAACCCTATCAGCAAGAAATGTTTGAAGCGGCACAATCCAGTGCCAAGTTATCGACGACCAGTCGTTTTGCTACAACCAACCGCTCACTTTAAGGAGAAATCTATGAGCAACCTGACCCTTGCTAATGTGCAAGTTCCCGCCCACCTCGCCACTCGCGTTGGTGTTCCTTCCGTTTTGTCCCAGTCTTTGGGTGGTGGTATCGGTGGTGGTGAATCCACTGCTCGTATCAGTATCAAAGGTTCGCGCTTCCGTATTGTTGAGGGCGGTACTGAGACTGTGATTGATGCCACCTCCCTAGATGTTGTGGTAGTTGGTGCTAACCCCCGCCTGTCCAAGACTTGGTACGCCAAGCAGTGGACTCCTGAGAGCGAACCGTCTAGCCCTGACTGCTTCTCGTTGGATGGTGTGAGCCCTGACCCACAAAGCGAAAGCCCTCAGAATGACCTGTGTGCATCTTGCCCACAGAACGCTTGGGGTTCCAAGATCACGCCGCAGGGCAAGCAGATCAAAGCCTGTTCCGATCAGAAGCGTCTTGCTGTTGTGTCTGCTGATGACCCGACTGGGCCTATCTACTTGTTGCAGGTTACCCCTGCCGCACTGCAAGGTCTTGGCAAGTACCAAAAAGAATTGTCCATGCGCGGTATCCCCGCCGAGATCGTCCGTACCCGTGTATCATTTGACACCGATGCTTCGTTCCCCAAACTGAAGTTTGACTTCGGTGGATTCTTAGATGAAGCCACTCAAGCAGAAGTTGACAAACTGTTTGGTTCCGAGGAAGTTCGTCAAATCACTGGTGAATTGCGTGCGTCTACTCCTCCGGCAGTACCGCAAGTGACACACCAACAAGTTGCGCCGAAGCCCGCCCCTGTTGCGGCGGCTCCCCAACCCGCTCCTATCCCCGTGGCGGAACCTCAACCCGAAGCACCCAAGCGTGGCTTTGGCGCACCTAAAAAGGCGGCTCCTGCCGCTCCTGCAAAGGCGGCAACAGTTGTTGCACCCGCTTCTGCACCAGCCGCTCCGTCTGCCGCTTCACTGGCTGACGAGATCGCCGCACTTGTCGGGGAGGTAAATGCTGATGACGCCTAACCCGCCTATCGACTTTGTAAAGGTCGAGGCGTTACGGAGGCACATGATGTTGACAACCGACAACATGGCGCGTCTGTTTGGTGTCAGTCGGATGACTTATTATGGGTGGGTTAAGGGTAAGCCCCTGCGCAAATCCAACGACGGAATGGTGAGGACTGTGCTAAAACAGTTGCTTGCTATCATGGTCGAGGACAAGTGGCCCACTCCTGATGTCATAGCGATGGAGCAACCACAACGCAAGGAACGCCTTGACGAACTATTGAAGCGTTTTGAATGAGGTAAGGGGGGAGCAATCCCCCCTGAATAACGGGGACTGTATGGACACGCTGAGTTTTCTTCAGCGAGTTTTACCAACTGAGGGATGGTACTGTGTAGCCAGTTTTGAGGGTGACAATCCAAAACCAAGGCATGGATACTTTGATTCAGTAGAAAAACTCGCAAAAGTTATTGTTGCCCTGAACGGGCGTGGGATGAACACCTACTACTCTATCTCCACTTTCAAGGAGAAGCGTAGGCTCAAGGAGAATGTTCAACTCACCAAAGTCCTAGCCATAGATGTTGATTGTGGCATAGGCAAGAACGGAAAGCCGAAGCCCTTTCCAAATGCAAGTGAGGGCGCAAAGGCTCTTGTTGCTTTCGTCAAAGCGACAGGGCTACCCATGCCGATGATGATCTCGTCAGGCAACGGCATACATGTTTACTGGATATTGGATGAAGCGATAGCGCCTGAGCAGTGGAACCCACTGGCTCATGCTTTGAAAGCCGCTTGCTTGAAACACAACTTCACTCCCGACATTGGGGTGACTGGTGATAGCGCACGGATTCTGCGCCCTGTTGGGTGCGTCAACCCCTTTGGTGGAAAGACCGCAACCTTTATTCGCGACACGCAAGAAGTGTCGTATGCACAACTGTGGTCAATCCTTGAACCATATACATCAGGCTCACCGTATGAGCCACCCGAGCGTAAACAATCTACCAGTAAGTTGCTGGATGCTTTGGCAGTCAAGCACGAGTACCAACCCGCAAATCCCGAGCGCATCATCAATGGATGCCAACAGATCAAATGGGCAGTCGAGCATCAGGACGAAGTGTCCGAACCCATGTGGTACAACCTCATCGGTGTAGCGGCGTTCTGTAATGAACCTGAGCAGGTAGCCATTGAGTGGAGCAAGAACCACCCCGGCTTTGACCAAACCGCAACCCTCAACAAGTTGCACCATTGGAAGCAGGGCGCGACCGGCCCGACGACATGTCCGAAGTTTGAAACCGAACGCCCCGGTGGATGTAAGGGTTGTAAGTTCAAAGACAAGATCGGTAGCCCCGCAAGATTGGGAACCCAGTTTGCAGAAGTCAAGTCGATGGCGGCACTTGCTGACCCATTGGCGGCAGAGATTCCAGTACCCAAACCGTTTAAGCGCACCACAGATGGCATGAAGATGGTGATTGATGACACGGATGTGGATGTGTGTAAGTTTGACTTGTATCCGATTGGATACGGGAGAGACGAGGGGTTGGGTTATGAAGTCGTGCGCTACATGTGGAATCGCCCGCATGTGGGGTGGACTGAGTTAGCCCTACGGCAAGCCCATCTGACTGATGGTAGCCGTGACTTTGCCGCCGCGATTGCCGATCAGGGCATCGTACTTTTTAACAAGAACCAAACGGGATATTTCCAAATGCTTCTACGCTCATACATGGAGGAGTTGAAGCAACGCCGTGGACTGACCAACCTTTATTCTTCAATGGGATGGAAGGATAACTACAACGAGTTTGTCATCGGCAATGCTGTGATGCGCCGTAATGCTAACGGTGAAGTCACCTCCGAACAAATCAACCTAGCGGCATCCATTGGTCGAGTCACCGAGGACATGTATGCGTCCAAGGGCTCGCTTGAAGAATGGGTGAACTTCACAAACATCTTGCAGACTGGCGGCTTGACACTCCACAAGTTCTTGCTAGGCTTCTCATTCGGCACACCGCTACTGAAGATCAGTGGCTTGAAGGGTTTAATCCTGTCGCTCTACGGCAAGACTGGTGGCGGCAAGACCTTGGGTCAGTACATGATGCAGTCCATTTGGGGCAACCCTGACCTGCTCCATTTCGGTGGCAAGTTCACACAAAATGGTTTGTTCTCTCGCTTGGCTTTGCATGGCAACACGCCCATGACCGTGGACGAACTGACCATGATGAACAACGAGGAAGCGGGTGACTTACTTTACTGGACTAGCCAAGGGCGAGACAAGGCAAGATTGAACCGCAACTCCGAGGAACGGGCGATCAAAGAGTGGGCAACCACCTTGACTGCATCCACCAACGAGTCGCTACATAGCAAACTGTTTGCCCACGGACACGCAACCGATGCGCAACTGGCTCGACTGATTGAGTTCAATGTTCACCCCCATCCACTGTTCATCAAGAACACACAAGTTGGTAGGCAAATCCACGCTTTTCTAATGAGCAACTACGGACTGGCTGGCCCTGAGTTTATGAAACGCATCATGGTGATGGGCGCACCTGCCGTCAAAGGGATGCTTGAACATGCTCTTGCGGAGTTCCCCAAAAAGTACGGGGTACATTTTTCAGGCGAAGATCGGTTCATCGAAGCGGGTCTAGTGCTTGCTGACTTGGGCAACCAACTTGCCAAAGAGTGGGGCTTAGTCCTGTATGACTATGAGGACGCAACTGCTTGGGCAGTGAATGAAGTCAAGAGCATGAAGTCCGTAGCCGAGGGTAACAAGTCAGATGCCTTCGACACCTTGGGGGAGTTCATCAACGAACACATGGATAAGATGGTTAGTGTCAGCCACACCGATGGACAGAAACCCATGCGGGACAACACCCGCCCATACATTGATGAGGTGGTTATTCGTTACGACTTCTACCGCAAGAACTTCACTGATGTGTACCACGGTGGTACGGTGCTAATCGAACGCACGGCACTACGCAAGTGGTTGTCCCGCAGAGGTGTGGACTTCAAAGGATTCATACGGGAGTTTGAGGAAGAAGGCATCATCGCCACACCCAAGTCGCAGAAGGCATATTTCGGTAAAGATATTGGGCTAAAGATTCCGCAGTGCTATGTGATTGGCGTCAACCTCAATCACCCACGCTTGCAGGGAATCTTGGATGACGCCGCTTCTCAGCCTATTGAGAACCTAACGCATGGGCAGTTGAAGGTAGTTTAATCGGGGACACCCGCAAGGGTTTCCTCGTCTACCCCATACATGCGCAGAAGTTCTTTGGCTTCTGCACGACCCGCCTGCGCGGAGGACTTGAGCGCACGAATCGCCATTGGTTTTTTGGCTTCACGGAAAGCACGGTTGACCGAGTTACCAAAGTTCCTGATCTCAAGGCGTGTACCCTTAGTGGATTCGTTCCACTCACGAATGTAGTCTTTGACTGCGGCTTCTGACTCACGGTCGCCTGACAGACGGGCAGATACAGAACGGCGCACCGCTTCAGTCTTAATCATCTGCATGTAGGCTTGTTCTTGAGAGTCAGCCATCAACCAGTCCATCTGAGCCTGTGCGCGGGATGGATGCCAGCCCATCGCTTTACCCATGATCTCCCAAGTTGTTGCGTTCTGAGAAACTACATAACCTTTCTTGTCCGTAATCGCACCCGTGTTGTGGTACTTGAACGCATCGCCAAGGTTAGCGATTGCCCGTACTGGGGAGTCACCCATCAGGGATGTGAAACTCTTGCGACCCGTAACCACTCCGGGGATGGTGTTGAAGGTGTACTCAAACGCACCTGCCAAGAACGAAGTAGGCGCACCTGCGATGTTGACCACTTCACGAAGAATCTCTTGCTTGGTAGCCGAAGGCTTGAGCAGACCAGTGCCGGGGACAATATCGCCAAGACCCAAGCGGTTGGAGAATGACCAGCCAGTGAAGTGGTCAAGCAGACCACGCATCATGATCGGAGTCAGATCGTTGGCAAGTTCTTCACCCACGGTGTTGCGCAAGATACGAGCAAACTCTTTCTCAATCGAACCAGTCTTGAGGCCAAGACGCTGGGCAATACCATCAACAATGTCCAACAAGTCGTCAGAACCCGGTAGTCCTCTCACCCCGGAGAGCAGGAGCAACGACCCAAGCATGATGATTCGCCCTTCGTAATTCATATTCTTGAGCAACTGAATCATCATAATCGGGTACTGTTTGTACATGTACACGAAGGACTGCAAGCCACCACGGAAGAAAGCAGGGCGGTTGTACTGAGCGTAATCACCTTGCGTTGCATCAACGGCACGAGTGGCTACCCCACGGGCGGCAATGTCGGCTTGCGTTGTCGTAGCGCCAGAAGCAATCTGCCGATCATACTCACCACGATATGCTGCTAGGAGTGTGACTCGACGGTTGAACTGCTCGGTGTAAGCGAAGGGGAACATCCAAGCCTGAATAAATTTCTGCGCAGTTGGGTTACCAGTGATGCGGCGACCACGGCTAGTACCAGTCATGGCGTTGAATTGAGCGGCGTCAAGGCGTTGCTCCTCAGTCATCTGCTCAAGGAAAGACAACTCACCGAGGGTTAAGCCATCCTTATTGGTCTTAGCACCTGACTTCTGTAAGGCTTCGATTTGATCTTTGATGTACTGAAGGTTGGCGTACTTGAAGTTGCCCACCCGCATACCATAGGAAAGCAAAAGCGATGCGGCTTTACCTGCACCCAGTCCGACACCAAAGCCAGTCTTGGGGTTGAAGGTAGACAGGTACGCCCATGAGTTTGTCGGCAACGAAAGCACTTGCGTTACGCCAGTGGCAATGGAGCCACCTAGTTGGGCAATAGCCGCCCAAGTACGAGCCGCAACCGACCACTCGTTGTTTGTCCAAATGTCATCGGCGTGAACGATGTCACCCGTAGAGTCGAGCCAGTCGATCATGGACTTGGCGCGTTCCTTATAGTAGTTACCCTTGGTGACAAACTTATCGTCAGGAGCCACGGCATTGCCATAATAGTATTTCTCTTGGAAGTACTCGCGTGCTGCCAGTTCTTTGGCTTCACCCTTGGCGGATTCCCACTTCAGGCGCAGTTCTTCCAGTCGGTCAGCATCGCCTTCCCAGTTCAGTGGGTTGTCAATGATCTCGTCATACTGGTGGCGGAACTCTTTGTTAGCGGCAGTGTAGGCTTGTTGCTCCAAGAAGGCAGACGCACTACGAACCACATCAGCATCCCAGCCAGCCATACCTGCACGCTGGAGGTTGGCACGAGCGCGGGTGTTTTGTGCCGTGACTTTCTTAACGAGCGTGTCGCGCTCACCCGGAGTCAGGCGGATGCCAAGACGGGACAGGGAATACATCACTTCGTCATAGTGCAAGATGTCTACCAGTGCTGGTGTCTGTTCAGCGACGGAGGCTACGGCACGCAAATAGACGGTCTGTGCAACTCCGTCTTTGTCACGCATCTCATGCTCACCCGCAAGGATGGCATCAACTTCATCCTTGACTTCACGGGCGGCTTTCTCGTTTGCCACCTTGGTAAAGAACAGGGAGTCTTGCTGGCTCTGCGACAGACGGACTGGAATCTCTTTGCCACCTTCCATACGGTAGGCTTGGACACGCACTTGCCAGTCGCCGTCACGGGTCAAGGGTACATAGTTACCAGCGATGGTGCGCTTGGCGTACATCTGATCGTCATTGATCGAAGCGGCAAACATGGTGCGCTCCTCCACCCGGCGAACCAACGCCCAAATGGAGTTACCGTTCACATCGTCCAACTCAGGGTCAGTACCGATGCGCAGTTTGGGGCGCAACCCTTTAACAATCTCGTTGACTTCCTCAGCCGTGTAACCTTTGACGGTCTTAGCCAAGTCGTTCAAGGCAAGGTCAGTGTAAAGTGAGCGACCAAACTTCTTGTTTAGCCATTCGTTGGCGTTGTCCTCAGACTGTTCGCTTAGTACCAAGCGGTTGTCTTTGTAGACTGCTTCTTCCATACGCATGTCATCGTAGATAGCCACGATGTCGTCAATGAACTTGCGTTCGCGTGCAGTCAGTCCAGACTTGAAAGCATCTCCGATACCAGCCGTAACTGTGCGGGTCTGTTCATGGATAGCACCCATGTACTTGGAGCGCAGAATATCCACGGCACTATTGGCGATGGTGTCAGAGAACTCTTGGTAGACCTTGTACTCAATAGAGTCCTCGGTCAGGTCTTTGAACCATGCGGGGGTGTCCACCATGTTAGGCACGGCGTAAGTACTCTCGCTCAACTGCTTGGTGTATCTACGCTTGGTTGCTTCAATCTTACGGTCGAAGTCCCGCTCAGTTTTCTTGATCTTGAGTTGTTGTTCCAACTTGGCTTCTTCGTTATCCAGTTCAGCCAACTTGTCATTCATGCGCTTGAGGTTCTTAGCCTTGCCTGCTTCCAATGCCTCAAGGTCAGCCGTTTGGTTAGCGGCAATCTCAGCCCGATGCTCATCGGTCATCGGCACTTCCTTGAATCCTTGCTGAACCTTAAAGCCTTTCTTGAACTCCTCAAAGGACACCATACCCATCTTCTTCAGGGACTCAATGGCGTCAGCGTTGATACCAAAAGTCTGCTCGGTCAGGTCGTAGTAGACGGGGTTATCCATCTTAGCCAGTTGGCTATCCGAGTACTGGTTCATGCGCAACAGCGTGGCGTAAGCCATCAATTGCCCAGCCCGCAAGTTCTCGTCAGGAGTCATACCCTCGCCCATGCCTAGGAACTTGGCTTCGTGAGCAGTCTTGGTTCCCTCGGCGTAGCGGGTCTTGTATTCAGTTTGGCGGGCAGCACGGTTCTGAGTAACCGTAAATACTTTGAAGTAGCCCTTACTCTTGCGAGCCATGTTGTCTTGCGTTTGGATACCGTCAAGAACTTTCTGTACCACATTACGGACATTAGCCAGTACGCCCTTGCCTTCCTTGCGCATCTTCTCAGCCGTTATCTTGGCTTCAAGTAAGTCTTTCCACGCACGCTGGATACCGCCGTACATTGCACGGTTTTGGTTTACATTGTTCAAAGCAAATGTGGCGTCCCCGATTGGCATTGCTTGCGCAAAGCGCAGAACTTCCATGTCCGATTGCTCGTTGAGCAGAGACTGATTGACCTCTTTGAAAATGCTAGAGACATTGACTTCAGAACGACCAATGCCTTGACGGATGTACTTGCGTGATAGACCAATCAAATAGCGGGCAGAGTCGTCTTGGAAGCGGAAGCCCAACTTGTTGAGTTGGTCTTTGACCCAGTTCCAGAATCGCAGAATGGTGTTCGTATCTAGTGCAGCGGCACGGTCAGCCAGTACTTCTTCAACGGCTTCAAGGAACGGGATGTTCTTACCTTGGGCGTACACCTCGGCTGCGTGCGTAAGTGTGGGGTCAGAATCAGCAACAAGTCGGAGTATCTTGTTCAGTGCAGCATCGCTAAATAAACCACGGAAGCCCACATGCCCCAGCGTTTCGTGGGCAATGATGAAGCGGGCGTGATCTTCGGAGTAGATGAAGTCCGAGAACAGGACGATGTTGTTGCCCCAAGCCATACCAGCGGCATTAACCGCTTCGATGTCGCCTTCACGGCGGGCTTTGGCTGCGGCTTCAAACAGCGCAGGGTTTTGCCGTTTCATCTCAGCAAGGTTGGAGAACACCGCCACATTGGGCTTGCGTGCGTAACGGGAGATGATGCGGGCAACGAACAGACGCAGCGGGCCAGCCTTCATTGGGTCAGCAGGTTTGCCATCCACACGGAAGAAACTCAGGTCGCCACGGTCAGTACCAGTCTTGTTGTCCATCAGCGGGTCATACTGAATGTCGTCCAGCGTGGTCTGATCTTCCACATCTTCTAGTTCACGCAGTTCCTTACGGGCTTCGTTGTGCTTCTTAGTGAAGTCATCACGAGTCATCTTCTCGTCAGTGCGAGTGTTCGGGATGTAGTAGGACTTGCCCGGTGGCTGGGAAACAATCGGCTCACCTTCAGCCGTAAAGTAATCTTGGATGGTTCCACGAGGGCCAACAACATAGGATGGCTCATCAACCTTGGCGTACAGTTTCTTGAGGTGGTTAACCAACTGCTCTTTCTTAGGCCACTGAGGGGTGGAGTTCAGAAAGTTAGCCAGTCGCTCCTCAGGAGTAACCAGTTCATTAGCAGGTGGCGTAGTGATTGGGCCAGCCACGGCTTCTTGTTCAGCCTTGGCTCCGGGTTCACGGACTCGCTCTTGCACAGTGGCGTCGTTCAACAGACCGTTCTCAGCCAGCAGTGCGTACAGACGCGAGTTTGGACGGATTACATCTTGGTCAAGAGCAACCTCACGCAGTGCCTGCTGGAAGTCCAGTTTCGATACGCCTTGCTCATGGTCTGCCAAGAAGTTTTCAGATGTCTTACGCAGGTAGGTTCGAGGTGCAGAGAACACCAGCGTCTCAACGATGTCGTACAGGGCTTCCGCATAGGCGGCAGCATCCTTGGTTGTCTCAGCCGTTTCAATGGCGAGGTCAAGTTCTTCGTTGGCGGCAACTGTTTCTTCAGACGCTTCACGCGGGCCACGCTTGGTTTCACTGGCAACCACGGCAGGCTGGGTAGTTGTACCCATGATCTGCCCCACCATAGCCGCAATACCACTCGGGCCTTTTTGCAACTTGGCGGCTTTGGGTGCAGGCTGCGCCTTAGCCTCAGTCTTTTTTGCCGGGGCTTTCTTTAGCGTCTTGCCCCCTTTGGGTGGAGGCGGTGGCTCCTCAGGTGGAGTCTCGGCTACTTTTTCTTCGGCTTTGCCTTTGCGGAGGGCTTTACCTTTTCCGGCAGGTTCTTTGGCACGCCGTACTTCTTGGCCCACTTCTTCGCCAGTTGGGGTTTCTGGCTGAACAGATACCCCTGCTGCGCCTTGCTCTTGAACGGCATCTTGTTTCTCCTTACGGGTACGCTTGGGTTTAGCAGGCGGCTGAGGCGTACCTTGGAACTCACCGTCTTTGAACTCGCCATCCATGACGGTTCCATCGGAATCCAAGAAACGACCCTGCCCGTGGGGTACGCCATCTTTCATGCCCCCTGTGTAGACACTGCCATCGAAATAAGTCAGGGTTCCCTGACCGTTGGGTTCACCGTTGCGCAACTGCCCTTCGTAAACCGAGCCATCCTCATAGGTAAAGATGCCAGTACGCTGGCGCTTGAGTGCTGCACCCCTAGCCGCTTGGCTAGTGACTGCTGTAACGGGTGCGCCTGTCGGCGGAATCTGGGCAGCGCCAGCCTGCACGGTCGGTACAACTCGTTGCTGTGTGCCTGCTGAACGCAGGGCAGCCATCGTGGGCTGACCTTGCTGGGTAAATAGGGACAACTGACCAGCCCGCTGAAACTCTTGCGGGGTAGGACGAGCGACCACAGGAGCGGGGGCTGGAGCCATAGGAGCCACGGGGCGAGGAGCCGTGCGTGGCGGGATCGGAGCCTGCCGCTGGGTAAAGAGAGGCAACTGACCACCCTGTGTAGACCGAAGTGCCTGCTGCGTGGGCTGACCACGCTGATTGAACAAGGACATTTGCTGCGGTGTACGAACTGGGACAGGTACAGTCGGTGGGGCAGACGGCATTGTGGATGCAGTTTGCGGGGTCATTTCGGGCTGCACACGGGTAAGCGGCATCTGACCGGGGAACAGGGGTAACTGACCAGTCGGAGGGGCAAGCGGAGCCTGCTCACCTTGGAATAGACCCATCTGACCTTGCTGAGCCTGAGCCGCTTGAGCAGCCACAGGGGGTAGGTCTTGGAACTCTGCAAGTTGTTGGTCAATCTGTTGCAGTGCAGTACGGGCTTGCTCCATGTTTTGCCGCAACATGTTGATGCGACCTTGTTGAAGCACGGCCCGTCCACCTGCCATGTCAGACAGTTCTTGCTGGGCATCAGTAATGAAGCGAGCCAGTTGAGCGCGTTGGTCAAGCAAAGCCTGACGCTGTTCCATACGAGGAGCCGGGCTAACGGCTGCACCAGCAGGGGGCGTCCCCATCGGTGGCTCAGGCGGTGCGCCAAACAATTCACCTTGGGTTCCCGGTGGGCCTTCAGGCAGTGTAGGTACTTGAGGCGCACTGCTGGTCATCGAGGTATCAGGGTTATTACCACCTGACAACAAGTCGGCAGGTTGTTTACCCAATGGGCCGCGACGGAGGTTTGCACCTGCTCCAATCGTTCCACCCACACCAAAGCCAGCGGCAAACGACTCAATCAAGCGGTCAATGTTTTCTTCGCTACCAAAGTCCTGCCCAGTCAAACCAAGCAGCATGGACTCTTGTCCAACTTCAGTCAGACCTTCAGCAGGGCCACCGATAGCAACACCTTTGGCTCCGCGTTTGAGTAGTTCGCCGCCGCGCTTAGCCCCCGTGGTTAGAAGGTTTGTACCCTGAATATCCTTGAGCGCAGTCGCGCCTGAGCGTGGGGACAGACCACCAACACCAAACAGACGAGACGCAAGCAGGTACTCAGGCAAAGACTCCAGCAGGGCGTAAGGCACGCCACCAAGGAAGGCAGAGGTTCTTGCGCCTACATCTTCGGGGCCAGCACCCTGTTCACGGAACTCACCGTAAATATCAGAGATACCCATGCCGTAGTTCTGCGCCGTGCTTGCTGCAACCGCACCCGTAATACCTGCGGCTTGGCGTAGAAACTTCTCATCGAAGGCTTGGCCTGCGGCACGCTTGGCTAGTTCACGCTCAACCTTGTCGGCAAATTCTTTCTTACCAGCCGTGCTGGCAAGCCACTGACCGACACGAGGAAGTATCGCACTACCACCTGCACCCGTAGCAGCCAATGGGCCACCAAGGAAATAACCACCCGCAGCAGCCGCAATCGAACCAAGGATGTTCGGCCCTTGTTGGGCAACCGTTGCAGCCAGCCAGTCAATGGCTCCACCCGCCGAGTCAATCTCTTGGAACTCACGGCGGTACGGCAGGTTCTTACGGATGTCCTCGTACTGACGGTCAACAATGTTCTGACCAACTTCCTCAGCGCCAAACAACTGCAAACCACGACCAGCAAGTTGCTGCATCTGATCCACACCGATGCCAAAGTTCTTGGACATCAACCGACCAAGGCCGGGGTTACGAATCTGATTGGCTAGTTGGGAGTATGTATCGGGTGTCAGCGTAATCCAGTCGCCACCTTTGGGTAGACCTACGGGAGGTTGCCCAAGCAACTGCTCAGCACGCAGAGTCATGTCAGCGTCGTCCTCATCAAAGGTGACGCCTTGCACAAACAACTTCTTCTGCGACGGACTGTACGCAATAGCAGGTTCAGTCTGAACCTGCTGGGTTTGGAACTGCGGAACTTGGGCAAGCGCGGCCTGACCAGCAGCCGCTAGACCTGCGGCGGCTTCTTGCGTGGACAAGCCAGAACTACCCTGCCCCGGATACAAAAACCCGTAAGCACTCATGCTCCTAGCGAGTTGATCGTTAGGAGTTGAGTAGATCGGGTCTGTCAAACTTGGCCCCGCTTTAGCCATAATTACCTCTCAGTTACTTGCTGTGGTGCATTAACTGCACTCCAGATTCCAGTAGTGTTAATACCGCTAACTCGTGCAGCCGTTGGGCCAACCTGCGCAGTGTTACCACCAATGGTAATCGTCTTAGTCTCAGGGTCAATGATATAAATTTCCCCAGCAGGATTGCTATAAGAAATTTGCCCCGTGCTAAGTGCGGTTGCCTTAAAGCCAGCGTTCTCCATTTTCTTCTTAGCCAACTCAAAGTTACCTTTGATGAGTTCAGCATTGGCCTCACGAACACCTTGGAGGTACTGCTTGCTAGATTCTTCCCGTATTTTCAGTTCGGACTCAAAAGCCTTATCACCACGGGCGGTCTGAATCTCAGCCAACTTCGCACGGTAGGCAGCATCCACGCGGGAGCGTACCAACTGCTCAACTTGTGGGCCAGTCAGATTCACACCGTTCTTAGCCACTTGACCGTTGATGTACAGGTCATAGTTACCGTCAGGGCGTTGCAAGACTTGGTGCGGCGCATTAGTAAAGGTAGACAAGACCGACATGGCACGGCTGAAGTTACCAGTAGTGGCTCCTTCATACACACCCCAGTCTGCTTGGTTCTTGTACATGCCAAGGTCAAGTGCTTGAATTTTGCCTACGGTTTCCCATGCCTTATCGCCCATGCCGTATTGCGCATACAACTTGACATCTTCCTGCAACTTACTGCGGATTGTTAGAAGTTGCCGAACCTCAGGATTCTGGGCATTAGGAGGCAGCGCGGCTGGGCCTTGCATCGTGCCTGAAGTGGCAGGTGCAGGGGGTTTTACCGCTTGAGACGCAGCAGTTGCGACTTGAGTCGCGTTACCAGACTGGACTGCTGTTGCCACTTGTTGAGTCGGGCTAGGAAGTCGTGGAGCATTTGCATTGCTTGCAGTGACCACTGCCGCACCTTGGTTAAAGCCGAGCGCAATACCTGTTTCGATTGTTCGAGCATCATAAGGAACCTTTCCGTTCTCCATTTGGATGATGCCGCGAACCAACTTTTCCATCGTAGCGGGGTCTTGCACATCGACTACATCATCCGGTTTAACTCCAAGTTGCTCAGTCAAAAACTTCGTGTACGACGCACGATCAGTCGTAGTCCAGTTGTTGACGATACCCCGAATGGTGTTGACCCCACGGTTGTTGTAGGACATCAGGTTCATCGTCATGGCACGGATGCCAGCCTCAGGCGTATCGAAACGAACGAACTCGCCATCGTTGACATAGTTGCCATTGGCATCTTTCATCGACCCTTTCCACGGGGAGTCGGGGGAGAACTTGATATTGCCGGGGTTGTTATTGCGCAGACCACGGACAGGATTACCCTTGTCGTCAAGCATCCAGTCGGCGTACCCTTCGGCTACTGCCTTTTGTGCGTTAGCAGAACGAGTCTTTTCGGCGGCAGTGGCTTTTTGGGTTTCAGTCTTGCGTAGATTCTCAATCAGTTGGGCTTCAGTAAGTGGGCGGTTTGCCTGCTCAGCCTGACGAACCATGTCGTAGTAAGGCGTAGCCGTACCAGAACCAATCGTGGGAATCTCCACACGGGTAACATCAGGATCATAGATACCAAGCGCACGACCAAGGCGTGGGACACCAATCTGGTTTGCCAACCAAGTACCACCTTGAGCAACGGCATTAACTGGGCCACCAACAAAGATGTCAGCAGCAGCCGCAGGAGCCTTACCCAAAGCAGAGCGGTCAATAGCAGCCTGACGCCGCTGGTTTTCAAACTGCAAACGGCGTACCCGCTCAGCATCAGGAAGCGCCTGAAACTCAGCAACACTTAACTGTTCAGTAGGTACATTGAGCAACTGCTCAGGAGTACGCAAACCAGCGGGGCGAGCGGCAGGTGCAGCGGTTGCAGCAGGTGCAGCAGGTGTAGTCGTAAGGGGCCGTACTTCAATCTGTGGCGTTGGCACAGGGTATGCGGTCGCTCCACCTGCGGAAGGCGGAACTTGCAACCCACCTTGCGGTGCGGCTGACGGCGTGCCAAAGGCTTGCCCCGGTGCTTGGTCGAATTGCAAAAGCGGCTGGTTAGCCGCGTTGATTGCACTCTGACCTTGCTTCGCCCGAATCTCGTTGAGTTTGTTTAACTCTTGAATCTGTAGTTCGCGTTGTCGTTGCGCGAGTAAAGCATCTTCAGCCGCACGCTGGCGGCTGGCGATGACACCCATGCTACTTGCGAACTGTCCTAGGCTGAGAGCCATAGTGACCTCCCATTAACCGTAGTTGATCCTGAGCTGCTGCAACAGGTCGCCGGGGCTAGTAGACTTCGACGAGCCAGTAAATGTCCCAAACAGATCACCAATATCACCAGCGGTCTGGCGACGACGGCGGTCAGCAGCATCATACAAATTACCAACATATTGTCCGTACTGGAGCGAAGTGGTCGGAGCATTTGGAACCAGTCCGAGGCCAGCCTGCTTGGTACGAAGTTTCTGTTGCTGAGCCCAGTCAGCACCTTGAAGGTAAGCAGTCTCACCACCTTTGGCAATACCGAGATCAATGCGGCGCTCCTCAGCAGTACGCAGACCACTGCGGCGACCACCTGAAACCTTGCGGAGTGTTTCGGCTTTGGCGCGAGCGCCTGAGGTTTGTACACCACGCTGGCTCATCAGACCAAACTGAGCGGGGTCAAAGTAATCGGCCTCACCCACAATGTTGTAAGCCTCTTGCAGTTTGCGCTGGTAAGCGGCTTGGTCTTGTGTACGCAGTTGCTCAAGTTCAGCCTTTTGCTGTTCAAGCAGAGCGCGTTCTTCAGGACTCATACCATCACCAGCCATTGCTGCACCAGCCGACAGACTTGCTGCACGCAGTAAGAACTCAGCCTGCTTGCGTGGGTCAGTAAGTTGTTGTTTGAGCGCTGCACTAACTGTTGTTGGAGCAGCCGTTCCAGTACTACCTGCGGCTCCGGGTTGTCCGGGTTGCTGCGCACCGGGTTGGGCAGCAGCCATCGAAGGTTGGAACGAAGCCTGAACCGCAGCGGCTTGCTCAGCAGCCGGAGTAACCGTCACACCTGCTTGTGAGTACGCAGGAGCAGTTTGCGTTGCGTAGTTGGTCGGGCCAAACGCACCTGTTGCAGCAGCATCAGGATTGTAGAAAGCACCAGTACCACCGCCAGAACCGAAGGCAGCAGCATTACCGCCGTAAACAGCAGGGGTGTTGACCTGAATACCTTGCATGGAGTTGGCAAGGCTAGAAGCATCGACCGCACCAGAACTCAACTGAGCAGCAAGATCACTGGAAACCGTACCGCCATAAGCAATGTTTTGTGGAGCGATTGCATTACCAGTCATCGGGTCAATAAACTGCCCCAACTCAGAACTCCAAGAACCAGTACCGCTACCCACATTGGTAACCACTGCGTTGACAGAAGGCTCAGCACCAGCAACAGCAGCACCAGCACCCGACGGGGCTTGAATGGCTTGAGGAGCGTTGAAGTATCCACTTACGCCACCACCGATACCACCCATCAGTGCGCCTTGTCTCCAGTCACCACCCTGCAATTTGGCAGAGATAGCACCTAGACCAGCACCTACGATGGCGGAGCCGATTACAGAGCCTGCGGTAACCGAACCGACTGCACCAGCCACAGCAGCCGATAGGCCGATAGACGATGCAATCGCAGGGGCAGCAAACGGAATGGCAATCGCAGCGACCACACCGATCACTGCTTTAAGACCACCGCGCCCGCCACCGTGTAGCGTAACTTGTTTGCCGCCAATAGCGCGGGCAATAGGATTCAGGCGATGACCGCCTACTCCACCAAATGCTTCTTCAGGAAGATCAGGTACACCCATT